TATAGTCTTTGTCAAAGCATACGATGTTCTTTGCAATCTCCGTCCAATCCTTGAGATCATCAAGGTTTTGTCCCTCAAAATTCTCAATTCCAATGCCGTCAACGTGGGCTTTCACGCAATCCATAATCTGTTTCGCAAATTTATGCATAATATCAAGCCTCCCTTACCGCAATTAAATTACTGTTCTGAACCTCGATAGCCTGAGTGGATGTATTCTGCACGGCTACGGTACTGCAACAACCGCAAGGCACATCAACGTATGCCTGCGCTGATACATTAAAGAAATTTTGTACTGCTGCCGGAGTAACTATCATTCGTGTTGACTGTAAAGGCTCTCCGTCTACTGCAATGGCAAGTGATATAGCTCCAACTGTACCGCCTGTCGGAATCTGAATGTTACCGGAATACGATACCAAAAATCTAGCTTTACACTGATTTGTGATACCTCTTAACTTGATAATTCCGCTTCCCTGTCTGTGGACGATACATTTTGTTCCGTTTACTGCTGTTTCTGTGAACGCAACATCTTCTCCAGCAGCAACGGTTTGTAATGCAATTCCTGTTACTTCCATTATTTTTACCTCTCTTTCACAAAAATAAGGGCAAACATTATAGTCTGCCCTTTGATTATAAGTAATACTGCATAGCAGACATGATCGAGTTAAACTCAATTAAGATACTCAATTATTCAGTTTTAGCAGCCACAACCTGTATTGCATCCGCATCCATATGCATAAGCATTTGGGTTAGGTACAACATATGCCGGAATAGCAGACGGATTTACCGCATTGATAATCTGCTGTGTCTGAGCCGCCATCTGAGTTGTAAGCAGTGCGCTCTGACGATCTTGTGAAGCTGCTCTGCGAAGGTCATTATTTTCTGCCTGTAAGCTAGAGATTTTCTCATTGCAGAGATAATCAAGAATAGCGCGTGTTCCTGCATTCTGACTGTCGATAATGTCTCTCGTGTTGCTGTTCATGGTGTTCTGCAATGCGCAAGTGTTAGTTGCCATGTTGTAGTTTACGCCTTGGATAGCTTCCCTTGTTTCGCAGCAACAGTTAGCAAGCTGCGCCTGTAATGCGTTTGTATTCTGCATATTAGCGACTGTATCAGCATTGATAGCCTGCTGAATGCCGAATCCGGTCTGCAAAATGTTTGTGTTGATGCCGTTCATGCCGGTTTGCACTGCATAGAATCCGTCACAAAGTCCGTTTGTAATGCCGTCAAGCTTTGACACAACAGCCTGATTGTCAAATCCGCGCTGAATTTCGCTTCCGACACCACCATTCATTCCGTTTCCTCCGAATCCGTTACCGAATCCGCCCCATCCGAAGATGGCAAAGATAACGATAATGAACCATAACCATGAGCCTTCTGCGCCCCATCCATTGTTATTTCCGTTTCCGTCAATGTTCGCAACAAGCGGAACGGATGCACAATTACCTGTGTTAAACATAGAATTTACCTCCATAATTCATTTTTTATATACATAATCTTGCAAGAATTAGTATCACATTCCTAACTGGCTTTTAAACGACTCAAAAGCCTTGTCTGCGTCAATTCCCTTTTCTTTGCACAAATTCCTAGCCATCTGTTCGATGCCCTTGGAATCTCCCTTCTGTGCCATCTGCATAGCATTGCGAGCCATAGGGTTGTTCATTACGCTGTTATTCCCCATCATTTGTTGTAAAAACTGCTGTGGGTTTTTCATTCCCTGTAACATCTGCATAGGATTCATTAAGACTCACTCTCCTTTTGTGTTCGTGAAGATTTTCTTTGCGTTTGCGAAGATAGCTTATCTTCCAACTCTTCCATCTTTCCAAACAAGCAATCCAATTTGTCAGTAATAGCCCTTGTCGCATCGTCAGACAGCCCTATTTCAATTCTTTTATCATCAATCGAAGAATCTGCCATCTGCTCATTAAAAGGCTTGTAAACGGTCTTTCTGATTGTTCCATTGGCATCCCATTGTTTTGCAACGATTGCGCTCATGTCCTGCATCGGGAAAAACGCAACGCTTCCATCCATAGGCACATCATTTGCCATGATTGCTGACTCCGACTGCACTACTTTTCCTTGGATTCCAAGGAACTGCGGTTGCATCTGCGGAATCTGTGGCTCTGGCTGTTGAAACCTCTGCATTGGGTTATACTGATAAGCGGCATAGCTTGGGTTTTGGTTAAATGTCATATTCTGATTTTGCATCTGATACATTCTCTTCCTCCAATACTTCCTTGATTGCGTGAATCATTGCTGACTGATACACAAGCGGAACCTTTGACACATCTTCTCTTATTAAGATTTTTTCAAGAATTTCATCCGTAAATAACATTCCGCATCCCTCCTATGCTTATATTTTTGCATAAAAAAATACGGTTCTTCCGCAAAAAATAAGCAGAAAAACCGCAATAAAAAAGACGCTCAATGCGTCCAAACTTCCATAGTAATCATATTCAATTAACTTTTAGCACTTGTACAAGAAACTCCTTTCTTTAGTATAATCAAGGCTTCCGAGCCTTTTTTGATTACCTTTTGATTACTTTTTGATTACTCTCTTTCCCCTAATCTATAGAAAACCTTGATTTTATGCGGTTTTCTGAAAGCCAATAAGGGGACTCGAACCCTTGCACAAAGCATCAACTTTTCAGTGTTTATGCGGCTTGTAGCGTTTTTACTTTGATTACTTTTGATTACTTTTTTCAAAATAGTAATCAAACGACTAACTTGTTCGTGCTTTGAAGTCTGGTATACTACTTAAAATATCTGACTTTTTCTCGATAGATCTGCGGTTTCTGTGGTAATGTTCCTCTGTAGTTCCTAGGCTTGCGTGCCCCATCTGACCAAGGATCAACCGCTCGTCAATATTGTTGTCAAGAAGGATGGTTCCGTATGTCTTTCGGATCTTATGTGGAGACTTTCGATAGATTCCTAACTTATCGCACAATCTCTGTAATCGCATTCTTACACAATTCGCATTCAAGCGCTCTCCATTTTCTTTAATGAACACAAATTCTTCAAATGGATTCGTTTTTCTGATCCTATCACACAACCACTCGTAGTCCTTTGGGATGATAATTGTTCTCGCCCCAGCTCTCGTCTTTGGGAAATCCTTTATCGCAACCGTATATTTTGCATCATCCTCTCCACGATACCTTGTTTCGGTTCGCCGAACCTTGACCGTATTACCGTCAAAATCATCATGTTTTAGGCACACAACCTCTCCGATTCTCATTCCGGTCACGAACATTAGAAGTATTGCTATGTTTGATAAATCAAGGTTGCATTCCAAATATTTAATCATAATATCAGTTTCATTCTCGTCAAAAACCTCTTCGTAATCTTCCTTGATCGTTCGTTTGAAATCGGAATCAGATGTATCAAGCTCCTCAAACAATTCTTCAACATTAAAATCAATCAACTTCCGCTTTTTGGCTCGTTTCAGAAACCCTTTGGTTATCCCTTTTAGTCCGGAAAACGCCTTTGCCGTCAAGTTAAACTTCGGAATCTGTTCTTCTAGGAAATCTCCCCATTCATCTTCCGATATTGATTTTATGTGCCTTTTACCCATTTGTTTAAAGTGCCTTTGATAAAAGTTGCGATTCCTTTGGTGCGTTGCATTTCCAATCTTGTTCAGTGCCAACCGCCTGTCGTTCCACTCTTCAAACACTTCATCAATGGTTGGATTTTCTTCTTGAATCTGTAAATAATCGATAACCTCATTTTCAATATCGACCCTATCTTTTTTCTTAAGTAGCTTTCTCCCTTTCTCCTTGCATGGAATATAGGTTCTCCAATACCCATCTTTCCCTTCCCATATATCATATGGGTGTTTCTTTAGTATCTTTTCTCTTTTGTTCATTTCAACTTGTTCTTGCACAAGTGCTATGTCGAGGATACCACTATCAACGGCATATTTCAACAGTTCTTTTTCATCCAATCAAATACCCCCGTTCTTTCTATTTTATCTTTTATATCTCTCACTCTGTACTCTATCGTTCTTAGTGATAGATTTTCTTTTGTGGATATTTGCTTTTGTGAAAAACCACGGCAGAGAAGAGAGAAAATTCTCTCCTCTTCTTCCGTGAAATTGGCATTTTCTTTGATTTGTTCAAGTTCTGGCTTAATGAATTTTGTAAATTTCATAAGCCATTTCTCCTTATTTTATTGGTTGATATTTATATGTTTTCAATATTAAAAACATAAGAATAATTGATAAAATCTATAAAACTATTGTTGACTCCATATTTCCTTATCAAGAATATATTGTCTGATAAATCTATCTGCGTATTGTGGATGTATCATTGACCTTGCTGTTTTTGCATAATGCTCTTTTTTCATTGTTCTTATAGCGTCCTTACATTCGACAGCGTTATAACTAATTGGCTCAAAAATAAGATTGTTCTGTGGCTCGCAATTCAAAAACCAATATTGCGTAGGCTTTTTAAAGTAATCTCCGCTATCTCTCCTGTCTCTATCAATTACTGCCGGGGAATAACACCAATACCGCCTTAAAAAATGCTCTTCTGAATAAGGGTTCTCCATTACCAGCTTTAATCCTTTTCTCATGCAAATAATAAACAATTTGTTTACCAAATCATACATAAGTGAAACTTCTTTAAGCAAATTCATATCAAATTCGCATTTTTCTTCCAAAGACCATTTTTTCTGACTTGTCGACTGCCCTCTGAACCACAGCATTATCTGATTTTCAAACCTTATGCAAGGGAAAAATGCAAATATCAAATCATCAAGACTTATCTTATCAAACAAACTCGGCTCACCTTGATACCCCCTATCAATCTCTTCGAAAAGGTCAGTAACATAGTCGGTTTCGTTAAATTCATTCTGAATATCATAGTCGTAGGCTTCAATTCCATACTTCTTGAAAGCGTTCTTGAATGTTCCTGACTGTTCAAATAAACAATGTACTTTCATTCTAAATCTACCAAAAGGAAACCTCGGTTTTATGTGCGCACAACCTATTCCTTTCTTTGATTTTCGGTTAGTTGTTATATCTTTTTCTTAATGTATTCTGCACCTTATCCATTCCCTTAATTCCACCGACAATAAAAGCTATTTCTGCTCTATTTTCTGTCGCTTTTGTTTCTGCTTCCATGTCGTGCAGTCCGTATTCAGTCTGAATAATTTCATTTGCAGTAATTCTTTTTAATATTTCTTCACATTTCTTCTTGCTTAAAATCTTCACTTTGAATCACCCACTTTCGTATCATCAACAACCTTGATTTTTCTGCCACAAGCATTACAGTAAATATCAATTCCTGTCGCATAATTAATCCTCATTTTCCCGCACTCTGTGGCATAAATTGGGAAACCATGGGGCGTGTGAGTAACATACCATTTGCATTGTTCCTCTTTCTTATCATTGTTCACTCTGTATCACCTACTTTCAATAAATCCACAAACCTTTAAGTTGCAACCTCGGTTTACCGAGGATTCGTTATTCCTTTCTTTCTTCTAAAATTTCATCCAAGCAGGCATTGTACCCTGCATTCATCAATGTCTGGTTGCTTTCGCTCTCTGTACCAATCGTGCGTTTATGCTCTGGCAATTCTCGGAGCGGACACCAATCCGGCTTCTTTCCGTTTGGTACAAATTTTCCTGTCGCGCAGCACAGGTATTCGTCATCATTCTCTGTCTCATAGCACAATGTGCATTTCTGGCACACCTGTTCCGGCATATCCATAACCAATACTGCTTTAGCCATACCATCACCCTTTCTTTTTCTTTTTAGGCTTAAACTTAAAAACATCATTTTTCTGACGGCTTACCATGCTACGATAGCCGTTCATTTTACTGGCTCTGCTTTTACTCATACCTCACACTCCTTCCGGTTTCTCACACCGCTCAAATTCGATCACCCATACCCAAGGATTCGCATCCCAACCGTAGCGGTCAATGTCGGATTTCTTTACGGTTGAATCCCATAGGGTTTCAAACTTCTCTAAGCTAAAATCATGTTTTCTATTTAAAGTTTCTCCATCTGTCACAGCACTTGTTTCAATATTTATACCCTCTCTGTGGCATCCATCCACCGTGATTTCCTGCAACCGCTCCACTCGTACGTCGGTAACGCGAAGCCAGATTCGCGCCGCCTCTTTTGGCATACATGCCGGCGATTTCCACGGCTCATTCGCATCTTCTGAGTTAGCGATACTTGCTTTGTATCCGTAAAATTCTGCTAAATGACAACTTTCGCCTTTGCCTACTCGTTTGATGTACTTATGCCATGTTTCTCGAACATACAAGATATCTCCAGGCTGATACATTGCAATTTCTGAAAAAGTCCTTGCATATTCTCCTGTAGGCTGAGGCTTCATTATACGTCGCATACATTTTTTTCTTCCATCCAGCAACGCCGGGATCAGATCAGCAGCAATAAAAATTGACTTACTCTTCATCTGTTCCACCGCCTTTCACAATCTCGATTGCCTTATTAAACCACTTAACATCAGCGTTCATATTCTCATATAGCATATAAGCCTTAGTTTCTTCCAACTGTTCCACAACCTTGTCCACATCGTAAGCGGTCGGCTGTGCATCTATTACGCTCGCCAATGTTGCCAAACTTACTCTCCTAAAATCATCATCAGATTTACTTGCACGCATGCAATATTCTTTTAGTGCATTTGCATCAATCAGTCTCATCGTTTTTATCTCCTCTTTTCAAATAATCAAAAACCTCATGTCCAATCATCCCTACAACTGACAGAATGCAAAAAAGCTTAACTCCAAATTCTGTTAGAATATCTAACCTAACGGCTATAAGTATTAGTAGAAAGAAATTTATGTACGATTGAAACATCATTCTTCATCACCCCAATCAAACCTGCAACCGCACTTGCTACAGTAATTTGGCGCATTGTTGTTATCCATTATTCCTGTATCATGACTAACTTTAATTGTGTTTCCGCATTCACAACGGAATACAGAAAGAGTATCACTAAGGTTATGGTTAAATATAGGTTTCTTCGGTATCTGCTTTTCAAGAGCTTTGATTGCTAAATCTCTTGCTTTTACAACCCTTTTAACACTATTTTCTTTCAATCCTATTTTTGACATATTGAATCTAACTTCTTTAATTGCTTCATTCTCTGTCATGTCAGTCCTCACTTTCTAACAACTCCGGATTGTCAAATATGTTGCCGATAACTTCAACTGTATTTAAGGAATCATCTTCATCGTTGAAATTCCAATAAATTTCCCATAATGATATGTAATTATCGTTTTCACAAGCATACAAAGTGTTTTCACAACCTGTTAGTGGCATAATATTTGCTTGTATTTCTTCCCAATCAATATTTTTTCTATACCCAATTCCGAAACCACCACACACATACTTGATAGTTCCTCTATGCCCAAAGAGTTCTACAACATCATTCTCCCAAATCAGCTTGCCATTCTTGTCTTTCAGCCCTGTGCATTAGCAGATTGTATTAGTTAAAATAGTTACATTATGTGGGATTCCTTCCATTACATTCCACTCCAACCATTTTCCACTATCTTTTTCTTTGCCTTTGAATAAATATCTATCTTCCATGCTCTCTCCTTTCTAATTCCTCTAGAATTTTCTCAGCTTTAATAATGTGTTCGCAACATCTTTCATATAATAAATTCATTATCGAAAAATAAAATTTTATTACTGCAAGATGAAACTCAAATCTAACTTTATTCATTTTTACCCCTCTATTCCGCTTCTGATTGAAGCCAATCAAGTTTACATTTACTGCAATCATAATCATGCCAACCATGAACACACTCATCGTACGGGTCTTTCATGTATGGACAAGGCATCACCTCTGCTAACTCTCCATCTGACATATTCCTTATCCTGTCGGCATGGGTCGCTTTCGCATCAACAAGTTCAAAACACTCATCACGCCATTTCAATACATTATCAATATTGAATGAACTGTAACCTACATGGTAATAATCTTCGCCGACTTTTTTGTACTTGATTTCGTAATATGGATTGTTGTCTATCATCCTTACGATAATTTCCAGAGATGTAACTTTGTTTTTTGTATCATCATTTTCTGAAACTTTACTGTCACATCCGCAACAAGACTCATTATCTCTTGAATTGCTGTTACGCTGACAGTTGCAAGTATTCTTTTCTTCACTATCATCAAATGCCTTTAAAAACATTTCAGCAATTTCTTTCTCGTATCTGCCACACATACCTTTGCAATCAATATCCGCAATAACCCTTGAAAAGAAATCTTTAAATTTGTCAACAATATAATCTCCTTTGAAATCGTTAGGTATGTCAATTACTACTTTCATTTTCTCCACCTCTCAATTCTTTCAGTTTTGCTTCGGCTTCGGATTTTGTGAGGAATACGGTTTTTCCGAATTCCATTACATCAATTTGACCAGATAAAGTCCTATCGTTTGATTCATAATCGCAAAACAGCGTAGTTTCTCCATCTTTAAAACAATCCAAATGGAAATCCTTAACTGTAAACTTGTCTACATCTTTTCCAAATCCTGCAAAATCAAGGAAAATTTTATCTCCCACCTTACAAGGCAACTTGATAAGTCTGCCCTGTTCCTCTAAGTCCTCGTAATCTCCTAGCTTGGTTAATATTTTATTGTAATTCGCTTTTGAATACTCATTATCTACAATGTCTACAGGGTCAAATGTGTCATAGACTTTATCCGCCCATTTTACTGTTAATCTCTCCATGTCTATTCCTCGCTTTCTGCCAGCTTGGCATATTTCCACGGAATAGTCTCTTCATCATCCTCGCTCCAAGACGTTGCCCCACCGCGCCATGCAAACACCGTTCCGTTTTTGATTTTTGCAAAATGTCTTCTAGTCCATTCGCAATTTTCATGATCTCTCACCAAAATCGGCGTATCGACTGCAACTTTGCTCCAATCAACAGGCGGCTCAACATACTCTGAATTAAGCCATTCGCGAAAATAATATGTGTTTCCTTTACATGCAGTTATTACGTAGAAATCACAGTCTTTGCAGTTGATGTCTCTGCAAAGCATCGGTTTTCCATCCTTTAATGCAAATATTCCTTTATTTACCGCAAGTTCTATAATCTCATTTCCATACTTCTCTCTGTTCAGCATATCTACACCTCACTTTCTTTCTGCAACCAATCAAGAGTACATTCCTTACAATCATGATATTGATTGCAATCAGTGTCCCCACCTGTAACACTGCCCGGACACGCAACCACACTTACCAATTCCTCATTCGTCATGCTTCGAATTCGATCAGCATTGGTATGTGGATTTTCCACTTCAAAGCCCTGTATTGTCACAATTTCAGTAAATGTACCGATAAGTTCCGCGTAATACTTAAGCATATTGTCGCGGTCAAAATTGTGCTTATCAGAAAATAAACAAATTTCCTTTATCGTTTTGTTTACGATAACTGCCATATCTTCGGATTCCGCTTCGGTCAAACAGTCCACATATTTCTTATTTTCAGCCATTCTCTACACCTCCAAATCACACACAAACTTAATCTCATCCGCCAAACTTTGTGCTATCATCGGCACCGTTAACTGAAACTGCTTATAATTAGCTAACGTATCAATATAATCAATGAATTTGTCCGTGAAATACTGCAACTGTTTCACTGTTATCTTAAACTCCTTTTTCAGAATCGTAAGTGTCAGTGCAAAATAGTTAAACAAAGATGCACTGGAAAGCCTGTATGCTTCACGCTCGATGCAGAAACCTTTCTTTGCATACAGGTTCATTAACTGTCTCTGTGGAATTTTTCCGACTTCCTCTTTGATGTCGATTTCGTATTTGCTTTTCAGATAAACAGCCAAATCCTTTCCATTTTCTCCACCGGATGATGCTTCATCTAAGTAGGATTTCAAAAAATCCTGCAACCGGATGATTCTTGTCTGTCCGAATCCGAATTTGTCATGCAGAATTATGTACCCAATCACGACAAAATCTTTGTATGATTTTGATATAACCTTATCAGCATTTCTCTTTTCAAAATCATTTCGCCCGATAGTCCGCATCTCCTGTTTGGTGTAAAATGTTGGCTTTTTATTCCGTCTCAAAGCATTGCTCATTTCTTTGATTTCTCCTTTCTGTATGTGATTTCCAACCATGCAAAATGACTCAATACAAGCTGTCTTGCACGCTCTTCAATCTCCATGCCTTTGTATTTGTTTATCAATGATTCTCCGGCTTTTACAACTTCATCCCACCAAGAATCAGTGCTGTCCGGAGAATAGTATTTCTGAATGAATTGCCAATAATCCATAAATACTTGCCATTCTTCCGAACCCTTTTCAATCTTTGCACTTGCCATAGCCACTACCCCTAAAACGGACAATCGCCATTGTATGGCTTAAATCCGTCCCCACGTTCTTTCTTTTTTATTTCCGCAACAACATCATCAAACGGTTTTTCGATTTCAACAAACTTCATGTGATCTCCATCAAACTCCATTGCTTCACGCATTGTCATTCCCTGCCTGTTCTTCTCGATTTTTACACCCTTGGCTCCCTTGTCATTGTCTGACAGATTCCACAGCATAATTATGTTTGACGCATCCTGTTCGATTGCCCCGGATTCCCTCAACTCTGCCATGGTAGGCTCTTTTGTGTCTCTGCTTTCGGAAGCCCTTGTTATCTGCGAAAGTGCTATTACATGTGTATTTAAGTCTCTTGCAACCGATTTTAAACCTCTTGAAATTGATGCTACTTCTTCATTTCTTCCAGAATATCTGTTATCCGGCATAAGCAATTGTAGATAGTCAACAACGATAACATCAAAATTTTGGTGTCTACATTCTGACTTTATCTCTCTTGGAGATACAGTGCCGGACGCAACCCATAATTGATAATTACTCATTTCTTCATTTGCTTGGTTAAATTTTTCCTGTTCATCACCGAGAAACGCTTTTGCCCTTCTGATTCTCGTTAAGCCGATTTCCGTAAGTCTTGAAATAAATCGCTCATACACCTGTTTGTCAATCATCTCCAAATTGAAATATGCAACTTTAAGTCCTTTTTTTGCCATATTCCCAATGATCTGCGTTGTGAGTGCGGATTTTCCGACTGCCGGTCTTGCAGCAATTACTGTTACATCACCGCGTTCAAGGTCTCCAAGCGCATCATCAAGTTGCGATAACCCGATTTTTATACCACCCTCTCCAACGCTTTCGTTGAAATATTTGTCTTTATTCTCAACTGAAATCTGCTTCATTGGTTTTAACTTTACTTCTTTCCCCTCTTGCAAATGTTCAAGTCTTGTAAGAAGATCGCTGATTGTATCATCAATGTCACATGGTTTTAAACTAGATTTCTGATACATGTCACGAACCGTTCTTGCCTTGTATTCTTTCGCAACCGCATCGGCATAGCTTTTAACCATGGTTGAAGTGATTGTTCCGGTAATACAAGATTTCATCAATTCGCTAATCTGTTCCTGCGTGTATTTGTGGTTCTCAAGTGCCATTGATAAAGACATTGGGTCGATACTTTCATTCCGGTCATACATGGCAAGCATTTCCTTGTATGTGTCCTGTGCGAAATCCGAACTAAACATTTCCGGTTTCAGTGTTCGCCAGATGTTATTCAGCACATCATTGTCAATCAGTACGCACCCGATCACTCCGAACTCTGCTTCTGTCAACTGCAATCACCTCGTTTCTCCGCGATCTGCAACCAATAGTCGCAATCATTTTTCAGCCAATCAACATATTTTGGAATGTACCGAAAATCTGTATCGTCCGGATTCTTTTCTTGATAGTCACTCAAATATGCCTCTGTGGCTTTGTATAACAGCCGTGCAATGTCCGGTTGGTTTTCTTCGATAACTTCTAGCACTTTATCCATCCAAGCTGTTTTAGAGGTACTGTACGCTGTTTTCTTGGGGTATATACTAAAAGTCTTTTTCCATGCATCGTCAAAATCAAACAACTCTCCGGAATCGGTCGACAGCGAATTTTCTTTTATATTTTCTTTCTCTTTATCTTCTTCTTTTTCTTCTTCTTTATCTGAAACAGCGACATCAGACGATTTATCGGGCGATTTTTGCTCAATCAGGTTCTTCTGCTTCTTTCTCCGGTTCTGCTGATATAGCCTGTCACGTTCCTTTTTCTTCTCATAAGCGTCAAGTGTTTGGTGCTTGTTCCAATTCGGAATCGTTATCACGTTGTCAACAACTTCAATCATTCCAAACTCTTCAAATGTCTTAAGCGCAAGCCTTACCGTGTTCAGATCTCTTCGGAAAATGGTGGCAAGCATTTCATCCGTGAACGGCAATTTGTTGCTCATCATAAACACACCGTTGTTATTCTGTTTTCCGGCAAGAATAAGAAGTTTGAACCAAATCGTAATGATGCTATCCGCACTCGGCATACTCTCAATCAGCAGAATCTTTTCATCATCAAAGACATCTGTTGTGATTTTAATCCACTTGACTTCTGCCATTTAATCAATCACTCTCCTCATATGTATTTTCAGAAATCAAAGCCATAAATTTCTCATACTGCTTTTCAGAAACTTTGTTACCCTGTTTCTCCGGCTTTAAGCGGATTTCAAGGTGCTTTTCAGCGATATGCGATAATTCCTTGGCAAGACTCTTTTTGCCCTGTTTAATGCCGTCATAATAGCCTTTTGCCGGACGGTAATCATCAATCTTAGCTTTACCCTCGCCCTGTGAACCGCTTGTTTTATTGCGAAGTTGATAGCCTTTGTCTGCATACAGTTTGATAATATACTGCTCCTTCTCGTCCAGCTCATTTTCTGGATAATGCGCGCAACCAACTTTCCAACCATATTTGTTGTCTTGCGAAAACAGACCGTGCTTTTTCAGCGAAAGATCAATGTGCTGATACCCAACAAGATGTTGTGCAAGCCTTGTCAAAATATGCTTTGCCTGTCCCACGTAGGCATACCGGAAGCCATACTCGTCAACCCTTACTAACGAGTAAATTCCGCTTTCATCATCCAGCTTTGGGTTCACTTCCAACCAACGTTTTTTGTTCTTTGCTTCAATAGCTTTTGCCTGTCTAAACTTCTTATAGTCCACTCGATCACTTCCTCTCCAATGGCTTCATGCTCATTTGAGCCACAAACTTTCCGTAACTCATTCCGGAAGCGCGTGCCATATGATTCACAGCCTTGATTGCATCATCCTTTTTCTTTGGCTTTCTCAATCGTTCTTTAATGTCAATGCCGATGCAGTCTTGGCAATCAACTTTGCGTTCATCTATCGTCATAAACAGCCTGCCACATTTCGGGCATATTCTTGTATACACAATTCTTCCAGCCTTTTTAAAATTCTTAAACTGTGCGTATCTTTTTGCACATTTGGGTCTGCAGTATTTTTGATCTGGTCGCTTCGGCTCAAATTCAGCCATACAGTATTCACATATTTTCAATTTTTACCTCCAATCTTTTGTAAGGGCGGTGCGGTAAACGCACCGCCAAAACATGGCTTTCAATAAGGTTTGTGATAACTATTCGCCAAACAAGATAGTTTCTTTTAGGCTTTCGCCAAGGTGTTTCAACCTAATTATTCTTTTTCAAGTTCCGCTTTGATGGTCTCAAGTTTTTTCTCTTCATATTCAAGACGTACTCGGCAACTCTCAACAATAGCGCCCTGCCTGCTAATAAGCATTTCAACAGCTTTTTTCTTGTTTTTCTCCGTCAGAATGACCCTATCCCGGCTGCAACCGCTTAACACACCAATTTCGTCCTTGGGGATTATCTGTCCTTTATATTCAAATTCGGATTCTTCAGTAATGATATACGTTTTTGGCTTTTCTTCTACGTCTACTTCTCCACAAGAAAATTTATCGCCCCAAAATCTGTAAATGTATAATTTCATGCTTTCTCCTTTCAGAACGGACAAATGTTCATATCAACCTCTAACCCTTTTTCTGCAACATAAACATTCGCTCCATATTTAATTGTTTCTTTCGTTCGTTGTAGGAATAACGCGGGATTTCCGCTTGTGTCCGATAAGTGTATTAAAACGACATTTCGCAAAGCAGGGTTGTCGTTCGTCTGAATAAATTTAAGTGCCGTATCAAGGCTCATATGCCCTCGTAAACGGTGTTCATAATTTGGCTCATTCCGGTCTACCAAGTCCATGCTATAATTGGCTTCAACCATGATATGCTCAACCTTTATGCCGGAAAAGTCATATTTGCAATATTCCAAGTCGGTCAAGAATAACAGTTTACCCATTTCCTCATGCTCGATTAAATAACCGTAGCACTCGATTTCTGTATCATGCGGTACATTGAAGGGTGTTACCGTAAAACTGCCGATTTGCCGTGCTCTGCGTGGTGGAATGGCTATTGTACGCTCTCCTGTAATGATTTCAAGTGCGGTCTGTGTCTCAAATGCCGTATAAACCGGAATGCCGGATTTCATGAAATCTTTTATGTATCGTGCATGGTCTCCATGTTCGTGGCTCACAATGCATCCGGAAACATTTGCTATTTTCCAATCAATCATTTTCTTAAAATCAAGAAATTTGCATCCGGCTTCAATGGCAAGGATTTCGCCACTGTCTGAAATCAAGGCGTATGAGTTTCCGGAACTGCTTGAACCCAAAACTCTAAGTTTCAATCTTTTGTCACCTCGCTTTCTCCATATCTCAAATAGCCGCTCCAGCCATTTGCTCCGCCGCAATTTTGCATACACCATTCATTAGAATCATTGATGTGTTCACATCGTCCACAATTCGGTACTTCATCGTCTGCGGTGTATCTTGTTAAATTATCCATACCCTACTCCAATTCTTCCTCTGTAGGAAACTGAAAATATTCTGATGTAGCTTTCTTAAACATTTCTTTGCTTAACGCTTGGGAAAATTCCGTGAAGTGTTCTGAATTGGCAGTATGATGATAAAATTCATTATTTTCATACGCAATCCTAAGCATTTCCATGGCTTTCTTCGCTTTTTCTTTGGTGGGATATTCAGCAATTTGCATGTCTTCATTAAGCGACTCAACACCTATTAAGTTTTTGTTCAGGAAATAAATTCTTGACCTGAATCTCTGAATAATCACCTCTTCGTATGGCATATCAAGCGTTCCGTCCTGCGATATAACTCTCATAGAAAACCTCCTCATCTAAAAAACAGAAACCAAATAAGTGCCACGAATGAATCAATGAGTGCGGCTATAAACACGATTGCAACAACAACCCTACCAAAAGTGACCTTGTAAGGAATGCCGAGAGCATGACGTATTTCTTCTGCTGGACTAATGCCGGAAGCAACAAACTTTCCTATAACGAAAAACAACACCCATAACAAAATTGCAATTTTAACAAAAATCATAATTCATATCCTCCTAATCTTTCATAAAGTCCGGTACGTTCTCGTCATTCTCAACGGCTTTCTCCGGCTCGACTGCTGCACCGTCGGTCGCTTCGGACTCAGCTACAACAAATGGCTCTGAATTGGCGTTTTCGGAAATTTCTTCCTGTGTCTGCACATAAGTTTCATCAAGCTGATTGAATGACTGCTTTGCCATGCTATTGAAGTCCTTGCGATACTTCTTGATTGCATTGTTACGCATTTTACGAACAATCATTGATTCCGGTGTGTCAAGCCATGCCGCGCTGATATAAGGCTTTGCAACTTCACATTCCAACATTTCATCAACGGTTGCGCATTTTCTTAATGCGTCGAAAATCTCCTCTTTCTTAGCCTTGATTTTGCTCAACTGCTCGGCTGATGCTTTGTAACGATTCTGGCAGATGCCAAAAGTCTCATTCATCAGATTGTTGCGCACATGAGCAAACAGATTAACTTTTACACCGTCTCTCTCTGCGATCAGATACTGAAATGTGCCGTCCTTTAATTTCAGAGGATAAACAACACGGACAACTTTCTGCGACCGTCCCATTTCTTCCCATTCCGGTGGTGTCATTTCGATACCCTTATGCTTTGGATAGGAAAACTCGTCACCGTCTTTAACAAGCCAACAAGGATATACGGTATCTACATTTTCTCCGTAGTTACGAAGTAATGCATCGTTGCCGTCTCCCTCAATTCCCATTTCTACAACCTGCACATAGTTGTCTCCGGACTTCTTTGTTCTAAGCTGGAAATAGCACTCTCTCGGCACTGCATTAGCATTGAGTTTAAGGCTTGCGCACTGACCGACAACCTCTCGCAGATTCGATGTATCAAGTCCGTTTAAATCCTTGATTTTATCGCTATCCTTAACAAGATGATAAATGCTTGTCATAGCTGACATGGCGCACTGCTTTGAATAATCATCATACGGCACACCGCATAACTCGAAATCTTTTGTAACAAGATTCGTGATTGAATTAGTCCACTGGCTGACCGCAGTGTTGACTTTCTGTACCTCTAAACTGTTGTTTTCTGCCATAATTACTTATCCTCCATTTCACTAAAAATAGCTTTGATAACTTCTGCCATGCGTTCTTCTTCGTCGTTTCTTGATATTTCTTTACCATCCTTTGACAGCTCCTCTTCGCTTGCTCTCTGCAAAACAAGGTTGTATTTCTCCTCTCGGAGAACTCTCCTTAATACTACTAAAAGAGTTTCAAATTCAGCCATGATAACCGGCTCTCTTCCGTCTACTTCTATTGTTCCAAAATCTGATTTAATCATATCTATTCCTCGCTTTCTTAAATCTCATTAAATTTCTGCACCGCATGCAATTCGTTCGGAGTCTTTGCATACACATTGCCGTCAACTACCACAAGGTAATCAGCACCCTCTTTTTTAAGTTCCACCTTGCATGACTTACTGTTTACATAAAATCTCTTTGTTTTGATAACCATATCTATTCCTCGCTTTCTTCAAATTCTTTTAACTGCTCCGCTAACTTCTTGCACTCTTCCGCAACGTATTCTTCGGTGCGAATAACATCGCCATCATAATGACACTGATTTTGAATATCTAAAATTCTTTCAAGTCCATCCCTGCGTTTCGGAAACTGCTTGATTGCATACTCGTAATCCGGTCTATCTCCTGCATGACCGCAATCAAATCCGAACCACCACAAATCACTCTCGATTGGATAACTTGAATGCTCTCCACCGCCTGCATATGTAATGCCACCGTGACACTGAAAATATGCTTCAATTCGGATTCTTTCATCTTCATCCAGGCAAGCACCAAGCAAAGGAAAAATTCCGCTTACTTCTCTGTCCCCGACATCGGCTTTCTTGATTTCAAGGTAACCACTGTAATCCTTTCCGTATAACGGATGATTCTTTGGAATGCCGACATAACCGCATCTGTGCCCGATACTTACAAATATGACAACACATTTGTAGCCTGCGTGTTCAAACTCACGCTCGACAATGTACTGTTTTTCCGGCGCTTCATATTTCTTCACAACCGCCATCTTATCAGCACCGTAGGTTTCTACCCACTTCATATTCACCGATTCATCCGTAACCGTCAGCTTTACGCCCTTGGCATTTACAACCGTGTCACCAGCTTTCACAGAATCCTCGGTGCGGTATGTATAGCTTCTGGTGCTGTTTGGAAATTTTGCTTTGATATACTGCATTTATCATTTCTCCTCAATTTTCAAACCAAATGGAACATTTCCGTTAATAATAGATTTCCAATGTGCAATAACATCTGGATGAACACTTGGATTGCATGGTTCCATTGGAGCAAACATAAATCCGCTCTCCTGTTTCTTATTTTCCTCATCCCATTCCTTCTCGGTTCCAAAGCCAAGATGCTCATAGAATTTTGGATTGTCCTCATATGTCGGGTATTCCGGATGCTGTTTCTGCCATTCCGCAACATCCACTTTAAACTTCTCCATATCAATAGCCCATTTATCATGAGCAACCTTCCATTTTTCCACTTTATCGTTATTCTGGTCAATTTTGTTTTGAGCTTCTTTCTTGACCGATTCCCAAATTTCACTACTTATGGATGTAAAAGAAGCTTTATACTGCGGATAAAGAAGATTGTCATAATCAAGAATTTTCAACCCTGTCTTATTGTTCTGAAAGTTCCATTCTCTAATAACCTGCCACATAATGCATCCGGCTTGAAATCCGGTAATTCCACCTGTCGGAGAATTATCAACCGCGTACATGGCTGCTATTCCCGCTGCCGCAACTGCGTGGCAAATAGTTCCATAATCATGCGAATAGTCTTCTGTTAAATGCCTTACAAATTCCGGAAGTGTTTCCACAGTCTGTTTTTTCGCTTCTTTGTACCATTCATTCTGGATTTTCATTTCTTCGGCAATCTGCTGTTTCATCTTCTAAGCCCTCTCTTTCCTTTATTCCTCGTGTCTTTTTCGCAATACGGAAGAGAACAATGTCCGGATTCTGCAAAATCAAAGAACCCTCTCTTGGTTGCACTCTTCCAACGCTTGCACGACATACACCGTGCATCCGGCTGTATGATGTTGTTGCTTATTCCAACTCTTGACATTCGGCGCCCTCGCTTTCTTTCAGTTCATCAAATAGCCAAAAGTGTTCTTTGTCTTCAATGCAGTTATAGTCAAACCACTGCTCGCAACTTATACTGTTCTGATGGAATCCAACCGCAATACAATTCGGTTCTTCATACAAACTTTCAAGCACATCTGCCTGCTCATTAAGATTTGTATTTCCCTCAAACTTGCGGAAAGCATCAATAACTTTGGGAATATCTTCTTTCTTAACAAGGTATTTATCGAATGTGGTAAACAGGACGATTTTTTCATCATACGTGACAGATTTATCATCCACAAGATTCCAAATTGCTTCCATCTGCCCCATGTCAAATAATGATGCCCCATGACCACAATACTTTTCCCATAAAATGTTCCACACTCGCATTGAACCAAGCCATGCGTTACTTACCTCTCCATAACTTTCAGAATCTCCATTTTCATCAAACTTAAAAATTTCAATGTAACTCATCCTACACACCCTCCACTTTCAACTGCTTATCCTCGGAAACCGTCAGAAGAATTAGCTGGGTATCAACGACCGGCACATATTCGTCATTGATGCTCTCAGCACCATCAAGGAAAATCGGAACATACATATTAAAGAACTTCTGAAAACTGTTGCAAATATCAATCTTCGCTTCAATTTCCCTGCCAGTGTTAGTCGTGTCACCGAACACCTTGTAAATGCCAGCTTCTTCATCAAGCACCGTAGGAATACAAACTTCCTTATATTCTCCGTTTTTCTGGAAATCGAACAACTTCCAACGTACAATACCGAAATGCTGATTGATTTCCTCAACAAGTAACTTATTCTTTCGTTTTGAAACTTCTTTGAGCTGATAAAGAATCTTCTCGGCATCTGCCTTTGCTTGCCCATACTCGCTCTGTTTATGTTGCATATCTGCAATCTGTTCATCAATGCGAACATTGTTTTCAGCCTGTGCAATAATCTTATTTACTTCATCAAGCTGGCTCTTTAATTTTGTAATATCAGCTTTTGCGTAATCAGCCGCCTTATCTGTGCCCTTGGATTCTAACTCTGCAATATCAGCAAGCAATTTATCCTGTTTAGCCTTTAACTTGGCATATTCAGCGTTCTGCATACAATAAGCGAAAGACGGAATCTCAGAAATCTGTTCATCGAATTTCTTGATAATGTCAATTTCTTCCGCTTCGTGCAGTTTCAAGGTGTTAATCTTGTTTTCCAGCTCTTTGTTATTCTCGGTCAGATTCTTAATCATTTCAGCACACGCATTTCCATCGTCAACGATCATGGCAAGCGTTTTCGCGTGTTCTTCATTAAATGATTCGATTGCATCTGCCTTTCTCTGCGAAAAATCGGCTCTTAAAGACTCTATTTTATCTTCCTGCAATCTTTGCCCGCATAATGAACAAACAGTGCTATTTTCGTCAAATACCCACTTGGATTCATCAAACTTCTTTTCCCTTTCCTCTTTGTACCTTTTCACAAGGTCAGCTTTCTTAAGAGTCTGTTCAGAAATTGATTTCTTATTGCTTTCAATGGAATCCTGCGCTTTTTTGATTGATGAACGAACATCCTGCAACTTCCGTTCGTGGTCGTATTTATGATTTTCGATCTCACGTTTCTTACTTGAAAGTTCGTTATTCATGGTCTGCGCGATAGCTGACATTTCAAACTGACAATGCATTTCTTCGCTGCGCATTTCATCAATCCGCACATCAGATTTCGCCATTAAATCTTCAAGGGCTTCAATCTTTCTCTCTAAATCGGCTTTTAACAACTCCTGCTCTGCCACATCCACATCAACCTTTGCTTTCTCCAGCCCGATGATCTGATTTGGAATGGCGTCTAACTGCTCAGCCGCCTTTTTCTTGGAAGCATTGTTCATGGCTTCAATCTCTTCAAATTTATAGGATTCAAGCAATTTGGCAACATCCGCAGTTTCTTTATTCATTTGCGCAATCTCTAAATCTGTTTTTTCGCTTGCCATAGCGAATAAATATTTGCGCATTTCATCCTGTTTTTTCTTCAATGACAAATCCTTGGTAAACACATTCGGGTGCGAACAAATGAGGAATTTATCAAACTCAAACCCTAATTCTTCCAGATATGCCTTAAAATCACGTTCTGTCTTAGGCACAGAATTGATCTCATATGTATTTGTGATAGTAACTTTCGAAACTCCATTTTTATCCGGTTTTCCAACTTTTCGCTTCTGCATCTTGGAAAGAGTAATCTCTTTTCCGTCCACATCAACATCTGCAGTAACGGTTGGAATGCAATCTTCTACATTGTCCGGTTTGATGTTCGGGTTGCTTGTAAGTTCATAGTTCTTATCAGAAATCAGCCAGTACCATGCCGCCCCGATTGTGGTCTTTCCTCTCCGGTTCATGCCGGAAACCCTTGTTGTCTTGCCAAATTCGTATGTCTTATCCTTTACCCCTTTGAAATTCTCCATATGTAACGATTTTAAAATCATTCGCATTTTTGTCTCACCCTTTCTTTAAATTCTCTTTTCAGTCTATCGAAATGCTTTTCGTTCTCCATATATCCGCTCAAAGTTTCGATTGTCAGCATACATGCTGTGCCCTGTTTGCATCCGTGCAATTTGATGTTAATCTCATGTTCTTTTGCAATGTATTCGTGCAACATATTTATGTGCAACTTGCACTCAATCAGTTCGTTGTACTCTTCCCTTGGAACACAGACGTAATTTTCCTTTTTCATGTTACACCCCCACGATTCCTTTTATTGACAACTCATATGTAACTTTTTCCACAACGTGACCATCTTTACACGTTTTCTTATATCTCCGGCTCTGCAATCTGCCGTATGTACTTACCTTATCGCCTAAAGCAAGTGAGTCCGTATATTCTGCACACTTTCCCCATGCGATGCAAGTAATCAAATCCTCTTTTCCGTTTTCTCTTACTGTTTTGAGTTTCACATCACAAATTTTACGACCAAGTGGTGTTTCTCTAAGATGCTTTTCCTCGATAATTCCATCAAGGCTTACTTCGTTCAAAGGTACATCATCTTTGGGTTTGATTGTATCCGCCATAACATACATAAGAATGGCTTTTCCAGATCCGGTTTTTACGCGCCTAGTAATTATCTTCCCACTGACGCATACTGTTCCGCTAATTTCTGTATCACAGATTTTTTCATCAAACAGTACCGGAAGTATATCTGCAACACCGCTTTTTCTTTCAACTCCAATAAAGAATTTATAAAAAATCTTACCGTTTGATTTATGGCTTTCCCTTGGTGCTGATACAACATCACCGATCAACGTTATTCTGTTCTCCATTGCTTCTCCTTTCCATTTCTCTGTCAAGAACCTTTTCAAAGTCCTCTTTATTATTCTGTTTCTTTCGTTTCCCTGCCAAAAGTTCAGCAAGCATACGCTTTTCTTTCGTGGAACATCTCGTGCCACTTATATACACAACGTCTACCATGCATCCTCTCTCATTCTGCGTTTTCTCTTAATTCGCTTGTTAAGTTCGGCTCTCTTTCGGTCTACTTCCGACCAGTAATACATAATTGCGGCAATTACCGCTCCGGCTACAAATTTAATAGCCGCTATATTCTCAACCGCTCCCTCACTATCCATATAACACGCGGCAACCAAGGAATACTCCATTGCAACCGCACCTATGATGAATTGGATTACTTTTTTCATTCATGCTCCTTTCTGCCACTTTATAATTTAGTACCAGTCAGAAACAAACGTTCCGAGTAACGGACATGCAACAACATCTATAAAACGCACAAAACCATCTTCCACGGAATATGTAAAAGCCATTGCAGGTGTGTAAGTCGAATCTCCTGTCTGTATCTGTGCATCTCTTACAGAAACCCCATATGTTGTTTCCTCGTCAACGAAAATGCTTGAAAAACTTTCCGCAGAGTCAACCTTTGCCAAATAGTTGTCACCGCTACGAATTACCCTTGAATTAACTTTCTGAAATTCAAAATTGCTCATTTCAATTCTCCTTTCCATTATGTGTTTCGTTTTCCTCGCCCTGCTCACTATGTTTCGAAGCAGAACTCTCAACCATTCCAAGAACATATCCTTTCTGAAAATCTGTCATATTCGGAATGGCATCACGAAGTTTTTCAACAACGCGCTTTTCCTTTTCACTCATTGAATTCACTTCCTTTCCATGATATAATTCCTTAAAAACTTAAGGAGATTTCCATATGCGCTACATACCTACTCGTCCACAATTGGATGGTTTTTTCAACAAATCCGTCACAAACATCGAAATGCCTAGATACAAAGATGGCAAATCCCCGATTGAAATGTTGGAAGCTCAAACCACTTTTATTGAGCAAACAAGCAAAGAACTTCACGATATTGCCGACTCTGCAAAGTTGCAAGCTGATTCAGCTAAAGAGATTGCTGAAAGTTCCAAAACGCAAGCTGATGTCGCATTAAAAACATCAAGCAAAGCGGATATTAAAGGTTGGATTTCTGTGGTTCTTTCTATCATATGTGCTTTAATGGAATTTGCTGTACATCATTCAGAAATAATTGATTTTGTCAAAGCTTTGGCAAAATAAAATGGCAAAAAATCTGAAACAGCAAAGTAAATGCCGAAAGTACTAATGCAACATCTGAAACAGATGGCTTTTTCACTTTTGCTCCCCCTTTCTTGTACTTTGTACATTCTTATAATAGTACATTGTACAATCCTTGTCAATATTTATTTTTGTACAATGTACAATTTTTCTCGTTGACATTTGTGATTGTGACTTGTATAATTAAGTTGAAAGGAGGTGTTAATATGAAGGAGCGCCTAAAGGAGATAAGAAAAAGCAATCCTAATGGGAAAACTCAGGAAACATTTGCAAATTACTTGGAAATATCAAAAGAAAACATTTCTAGCTATGAATCCGGAAGAAGAAATCCATCAGATGCATTTATCAAACTTGTATGTGAGAAATGCAACGTTAATGAAGATTGGCTTCGCACCGGAAACGGAGAAATGTTTATGCCGGAAACAAAAGATGAGCAAATTTCAAAAATGCTTGCAGATGTTATGAAATCAGAAGACGGAAATTTTAAAAAGAAATTGATTTCTGCGCTAGCGCAGCTAGATAAAGATGGCTGGGATAAACTAGAGGAATTTGTTGATATGATTTCAGAGAAGAAATAAAAATAAGCCAAGGGCAATGCGCAAACCCTTGGCTTTCTTCTTATTTTAACAGTTCTTTTACAAATACGTATATGGCTCGAAGCCATCTAGTATTGTCGCATTTTTCAATCAATTCAATGATTTTGCTTTTGTAATACTCGTTTTCGTTGTTATCCATTGCTCCCACCCTTTCGATTCAAATGCTAACTACCCTCGACAATTATTATAGAACATACGTTCTGTATAGTCAATCCCCAATTATGGGCGGAGCCATGCCAAGCCCCACCCATGCCAGAACTTGAAGTGTCCTTTCGGACAAGTCCATAGTATCACTGTAATATGCATGATTTCAACATTTTTCGGTCGCAAGTTTCGACAGGAAATATCATTGCAGAGAAGCAGAAAGCTGTTTCTCAATCTCTTCTTGCACTTTTGCGCGCCAACGCATCGGCACTTCATCAATCGTCATTTTCTTGTCTACCAAGATTCTACGCACATAAAACTTAACCATATCCTACACCTCACTTCCTGCAGTAATACTTGCCAGTTCTTGGATTGCTTCTGCATTTGCCTCATGCCCTGCTTTAAGTTCATCAATTGCTTTTTCCATTTCCGTCTTTGTTCTAAGTCTTACTGTTACGGTATATGTGCCATCTTCTGCGCTATCCTCGCCCATATTCGGAACATATGTAAACCCATCGGATTTCAGATTGGTGTATTTCCCCGACACTGCATCGTTGTGTGTAAATGTAACTTCCTGCAGGTTGTCCGCAGAAAATGCATCCGTGATGGTCTTGACGGCTTCGAAGTTCTCGGCTTTGATCTGGATGTTTCCAAGGCTTGCACCATCGGCGATTTCAAATTCTGTTTTGTTGGCTAAAATAATTTTGTCCATAATTTTTTATTCCTTTCTATGATAAAAAATGGTTTATAAGTTACATATGAACATTTGTTCGGCTTTTTTTCTTAAACGGCAGTTTAAAAGAAAGGCTTGCAGTTCCTTCCTTTGCTACAACCGATGCAACAACAACATCTGATATAAAAGATTATATTTTTAAAAATCTTAATAGGGGTATTAGTTACTTGCAAATTTATGATGAAAAATGCAAATTGTTCGAAACCGCTGGCAACTGGCTTATTGTAGCTCTGTAGCAGGATACCAGCGCATCAGTAATGTTTGCAATTAATCATTGGGATGGAACTGTAAAATTGATTAGAACCAGCCTTGATAATGGATCATTTAAATTGTATATTCAAACTATTACAACAACCGGAACGGTTTCGATTAACTAAGAAAGTAAAGTTCCCGTAATAACATTCCAACCTGTCCATGTGCCGTTATTTTTTGAACGCATATACATCCTTGGTTTTGTACTTCCACCAATCAGATCTTCGTTTGGTGCAACTAGCAATTGAAAAGCATAATCGTTATTTCCAACCCAGCTTATATTAAATCCGTAAAAGTTCATTCCGCTTTTTGGCGAATTTTTAGATCCAACGACTTCAATAAGGTGATTGCCGATTACATCATTGAGATCATTGGTAGAAGTAAGAACTAATGGAACGAACCCGAAACGAGAAGACACAAATGCTTTATCGCTATCCACAAAACCATCATTGGTAATCAACTGTACTCCTGAATACGAGCCATACGCCTCATTAAAACTTGAGTATAACCTCGATAGATACTTATTATTTCTAAGAGGGGTTTGTATCCATGTGTTTAAGGTGTCCCTACCGAACTGTTCCGAATCAGCTTTTTTATTTAAACTGCCGTTTAAATCACTTATCTGCTTTGCCAGTGATCCATCAATATTCGGGTTCGCCTGCCGCGCATCTAATGCAAACCCGGTTTCTGTTGTTACCTGGTTATTTACAATACTTTCTGGTTGCAGTGCACTTCCGATTTTATCCTTTAGTGCATCTGCCAACTTTATGACGTTTTTCGCTTCATCTAATGTAATTGTGGTTCCATCCAAGTTAATACTAAGCGTCCCACTTTCATCTACGCTCATGCTTTTTCCGTCCGGCTTTACAACTCCGGCATCCTCTGTTGTTGCAATCGCACTAGCACCACCTACAACAGACTTAGACCAATATTCTGTATTGCTTGTTGCCGTTCCTGCCGGCACATCCTTTTTTGCGAAATAAAGCGTATTGTTATAAGTCACTGCATCCAATCTCTTATATGTAGCATCTGCGCTCCAATCGCCCTTTGGCACAATTGCCACTCTTCCTGCTATAGCCATTCTAAGCCACCTCCCAATTCAAATTCCCATCATTGTCAACGACAAAGTTATATGCCGAATTGTCCGTGTAAATCAACTCCCCATCCTCATTCACATCAAATTCTGTCATTGTGAGTTTCTTGTTAATCTCGTCTTCGATTCCCTGCGCTCGGTCTGCGCTGTCCTTGGCATCTGTGGCGGATGCTACCGCCTTGGTTTCGGACTCTTTTGCGCTTTTGGCAGATGCTACCGCCTTGGCAGATTCTACCTTAATATCCGCCAAGAAATTCGGTTGCAACTTATCCTCAGTTATTGAGCCGCCCTTAATCATCGGCTTGACTTTTCCATCAGAAGTGACCTCAAATGCAATCTCGTCACCCTCTAAGAACTCATACTGCGTGATCAGCGCGGATAAGTCCACGTTCTGCGCCGTGCCATCGTCAAGCGTGATTACTAATTGTTGTGCTTGCGGATTGTACGTGAAGTTGACCGCCAACTTCTCCAACTTGGTATCAATAACCGCCTTGGAGCCGTTCATCTTAACAACTGTCAGTGTGCCGTTAGATTCATCCCAAAGGATTTCCTTTACAAGTTCGTTAGCCTTGGTCAAGTCAACTTTGGATGCATCCATAGCAACCACGCGATCATCCAGATTGTCAATCGCCAAGTCCATCTTGTTAAGATTGGATTCATTTACCGCTGTTTTTTCACTTGGGAGATTCTCCCAATTAATACGGCTATATATTTTCTGCATGGCTCACACTCCTTTCTAACGCGGATAGTCTGCGTTCAAAATCGTTACATCTGTCCTGCAATTTCTGTATCATGGCAGTGTTAAGCGCAATAAACTCTTGATAGCACAATGTATACATATCATTTGCGCCACCATTCTGCTCTAAGAATTTTTCCCATTCCTCATTAGATTCAAAATCTTTTTCGGAGAATACCGCATGTTCCAGTCCGTAAAACTCATTTTCAGATATGTCACAATCCGTCATTGCCTGTTCGACATCCTGTGCAACAAATCCCATGTGCATTTTTTCATCATTTTCTATGAGCCGATATTCCATCGGTTGCAGCAACTCAAAAAATCTCTCAAACCGATCATCCTCTAACAGTTTTCGAAAATCCTTTTTCTTTCTACGGTCAGACGTTGTTTTCCAACCACCGGAAGAATACCCTCCGGCAAATGGATTGGGGTTAGTTCCACAGTACACAGAACTAGAGCTTGGAATTAAATTTCCGTTGTCTGAAATTCGTACATAATCGGATAGTCCAATACCTTGCAAATAATGCGCGGTTGATGCCATTATACACTGCCTTGCACTTTCTGCAGTTGTTGCTGAATCTGCTGTTGTTGCATGATCTGCAGTGCTAGCATGGTCACCTATGGCTACACCATCTTGATCTGTTACAGAGTTTAGATCGATGCGTATGTTCTGCAGCATTGGCCTTCCTCTTGCATCGAGACCAATAATTACAAGGTCATCTCCTTGTGACGTTGCAATAAAGTTCAATGAATCAACGATTGACACTCGGCCATCGCCATCAAGCTGGAAGTTATTGCTGTTGACTATGAGTCTGTTTCCGCTAAGCGTAATCTGGTCGGCACTTGCATTAATCATCGAAACGACTTGGTCGTTTTCATCTCTTCCAAGTTTCAATTCCAATGATGCGTCTAATTGTCCCTCTGCTTTTTGTGCGCGGTTGACTTCTGCAGAAATGCTTTTTGCGGTCTGCTCAAACTTGGTATTTGTCTGTTCCTCTAAATCCTCATACGTGGATTGAAGATGGTCTGCGTTCCTCTCTAGCTTTCCGGTACGTCTTTCCACGCTTTCAATCGTGTCTCTGATAGAATTGACCTTTGCAGAGTGCGTCTGCGTTCCCTGTGCCGAGATTGAATCTCTCTTGCTTTGTACTCCGGTTAAAGTGCGTTGCAATAGATACGTTTCAACAATCTCTCTCGTGGTATTGAATCGGATTGGTTCCCCAAGTGTCAGACATGGATTTCCGACACAGGTGCAACTTTTAATCGGTGTATATGCCGCCTGTGCCATAATAGGCAATAGGTTATTTGCAATCTGTTCCAGCTCTGCTCCGGTCTTGTCTGATACAAGAAAGTTTCCTGTAATCGAATAGTTGTTTCCAGCAGTTCCAACAATAGCACCTGCATTATCTTCGCTTGTCTTGATTTCAAGTTGCGTGATTGCCTTGCTTTTGAAGTCTTCATAATCAAACGTGATATAGTGTCCGGTCATGGATTCTGTGTTTGCATCAGACGGAAATAAATTGTCAGACGGAAATAAATCTTCTGCCGGATAAAGTGCGCTTGTGATTGCTTTCAGAAAGACATACTCAAACTTTCCCTCTCGGTTGATATTTCCAAAGCATCCGTTAATCTCACAGATTGCCGTCACAACCGTTTTTCCGCTGATAGCGGACTCTTCTGTGACTGCGCTTGAATCGTCCGTCTGTGTGGCTACAATCGTCTTATTGACCGTCATGGAATCATTGACAAGGCTCGTTTCGACTTGCGCAATTCCAAGATGTGCAAAAAAGCTATCACGGAACTGCTTAAGTGTCATTGGAAAGCTAAGTCCTGCATACCAAGACTTTACGTCTGTATTGATAATGTCATACATTGCGTCATATGCCGTAATCTGCCGTTTTGTACGGTCAGCCGTAGGAACATCGGATGCCACCTTAAAAACTCCGTATGGCATCGGATTTTCGCTATCTCCGTCAATTGTTTCTTCAATAGAGATTGTCTTTCCAATAATGTTTCCTGCGGTGTTTCGTGCCGTGAATTTTACGCAATTCGCTTCGCACGCTCCAAACTTTAATTCAGACTCCGAACAAAGGCTTTCTTCGAGAGCGAACGTACCGATTTCAAGCATCGAATTGTCTATCTTCTGGTTCGTTCCAACAACAGATATAACCATCTGTTTATCTGTCGAGGAATCCCAATACTTTTCTTTCAAACTACTATTTATCATACACACCGCCTATAAATGAAAACTTGATTGCGTCATACTTAATCTTCCCATTTGCCACAGAATAGAACGTAGGCTGAATATCAGCGATATATCCGTACTGTGTCACATATCCGCGTTTTTCCGGCACGTATGCCGTGATATAGCCACCGCGCTCCTTTGCCTTGGTATAGTTCTTCTCAATATTCTTCCAAAAATCATCAAACTGCTTTTCGGTCAGCATGGCTTTGGTTTCAAATTCGACCTTTAGGGCTTTCAGTTCCACGGCATCACGATGCTCATATCCGTTTTCATCCGTCCAAGGGTCTTTGTCCTGCATATTTACATAGGAACTAAACGTGTCCTGCTTTATTAAATTGTTCGGTATGGTATAATTCCCAAACTTTACTAAATATCCGCCATATCCCATCGTTTACCTCCTAAAAATGGGTATAAAAATAGCACCTACCGTTTGGTAGATGCTATCCATTTGATTAAATTTTAAGCTACTACTGATTCCCATTCAGATTTCAGCTTTTCTACATCGTTTTCAAAAAGTTTGCAAGCGATTTCGTACAACTGCGGAATCATTCCCATTTCCCTGTCGATATAATCCATCTTGTTTCTTACTTTTGGCTTGAGCGTGCACCCTTCCATCCTTGATTTAAGGTTGCAGTGATATTTCCTTTCAAATTCTCCATAAAGCAACGAATAGCGTTCTTGATACTTTCCATCGGCACCGAAACGGACAATCTGCGTTATCCGCTGTCTCTTAGTTGCCAAGTCAATATCATCAACAAGTCCGATAATAACATCTTCCTTATGGATGATTTCTTTCTGCTGTCTTTTAATGGTTTCGTTCTGCTCTCTAACAGTTTTTAATGTCTGTGAAAATATCAGCTTAGTGTTTTCATCTGCATATGGCAGGTAAGTGGAAATAAATAATTCATCATTATTGACATACCCACCTGTTTTACGGATTGTAGGGAGAACATCTGATGTTACCCACTTGCGAAACTTCTTGGCATTCGGCTTGTCGCTCCGAACGATAACCGCATATAAGCCAGATTCAGTAACAAACCAAGTTTCTCCTTGACGGGGTAAGTTTAACTTACGTCGTTCATCCTCGTCTAGTCTATCAGCAACAATACGGCTGTTTGACATTTCCAATGCCCTGCAAACATCAACAAGGCAAAACATCGGTTCATCATCGACCATGGACATTCTAATCTGTCCGAATATCGGATTCTCAAATACCTCAATGCTATTTTGAATCTTAAGCATAAGTTGTGATTTTTTCATTCGTGTCTACCTCCATACATTTTTATCTGAATAAAAAAGAGGAAACCGGTTGTGAAATCACATTGGTTTCCTCTTTCGTACAGTATGGCGTTCGAGTAAGTAATCCGCTTCTTCACGGATAAGGTTGTTTCCTTAGTAATAAGGATAGACTATTTTTGATTTTGTGTCAATCCGATTTTGGAATTAAAATAAGCCGTGTTTCCACGGCTTAAGTATCATTTATCTTTCAATTTTTATTGTAACCAAGTATATGTATATGCTTCATCAACATATATCTTATAACTGCTCGGATAGATCGTATCGTAATTTGAATCGTATGGAAAACTAAACGAGAAATAATCGGTGTCTCCATTCTTTTCACATTCTGCATAATGATAATCATATTTGATCAAGTTGCCAGATGCATCATACATTACGCAAGAAATTTTTACAAATGAAAAATCTTTTCCGGAATCGTTTGTAGCTTCAACCGTAACATTATCTGCTCCAATGTCCGATTGAACCATTATATTGCGAACATCACAAACAGCATTTGTTGCTTCATCAACACTCAACGACATTTTATAGTTATCATAAGAAACATCGTTATAATCAGAATCGCTCGGTGCGTCAAAATAAAGAACACATTCCTTACCGGATTCAAAAGCTCTGTTACAATCGCTTTTGCTATCCAGCATTTTACCGTTTTTGTAGTATACAAGTTTTGCGTCCAGATCAACATTTACCTTGTTGTTGTTTTTCAAGATAGCAACAACTCCATGACCACTATCTTGGTATTCAATTGAGATGTTTTTCTTTACCTTGTTCGCATTAAAGGAAGAAGTGACGGTAACTTTGCAAGAAAGCGTTTTCTTTGCAATTTTTGCTTTTACGTACGTTGTTCCTTCTCCAACCGCCAGAACCTTTCCAGACTTGTTTACAGAAGCAACATATTTATTGCCACTACTCCATTTAGCAGTTTTCCTCATTCCGCTTATCTTTAATGTTGCGGATTCTCCAATTTTTAAATTAAGAGTCTTTCTGCTTAATTTAATCGTTGCCGCCTGTGCAACAATCTGTTTCCCATCTGCATTTTGGATTGGCATAGCCGAAGTCAAAACGGCAAATGCCAACCCCATCGCTACTAATAATTTTTTTGTACTTCTCATAATGACTCCTTTCTTGTGATATGATTTATTTAGAATTATATCACGTTCTATTATAGAAGTCACTAAAAAACATATACATTGTCTCCGGTTCGATTGTAATGTTCTCTACCATAATCCCTTGCAGCTTTTCCTATGTCGCTTGTAGTAATTCCGAAATTTTTCTGTAAAATAGCTTGCAATAACTGATTTTGCTGTCGCAATAAGGAAACCTCTTGCGCAGATGTTGAATTGATAGCATCTTTGATTCCAGTAATTTCTTGGCTTCCTGCGACCGCCGGCTTACCTCCGACCGTTCCCATAAGTTCTGGAAGCCCGTTTTCTCCAACCGTTGCTATGCTATATTTATCCATAAAACCGCCCGTTGCATAAGCCTTTACTTTAGGTAGGCTCACTTTCGGCACAAGATCGACTCCGCTCCACTTTACCTTTGCTACTTTAGCCGCCGCAGAAACAACACTGTTAAACCCTCTCAAAACGGTATTCACTCCACCGATCAATGAATTTATTGCTGTTTCAATTCTTGAAATTACGGTGTTCATTGCCCCGGCAACGCCACTTTTCACGCTATTCCATAATTTGCTGAATATTTCAGCTACACTTTCTTTCATCTTCGAGAAAGCATTTTTTATCGGGGTGGTTACATGTTCTTTAAACCAACTAGAAACACTGTTCCACGCCCCGGTTACCGCTGTTTTTGCCGCGCTAAATGCTTTCTGAATAGATTCTTTTGCTGAACTAAAAGCATTCTTAATAGGTGTTGTAACATGCTCCTTAAACCAACCGGAAACTACAGCCCATACCGATTTCACAGTTGTCCACAGAACCTTGAATATAGTCGATACTGTCGATTTCAATAATTCAAAGTTCTTCTTTATTGGCTCAATGACTTTTGTTTTAAACCAATCAGAAACAACAATCCATACCGCCTTGACAATAATCCACAATCCTTGAAAGATTTGACCAACTCTTTTCGAAAATCCTTGGAAAAATGAAACAATAGGAGTTATAACATTAGTATTGAACCATCCAGAAACTGTTTTCCATACACCGGATATATCTTTCCATAAAGAAGAGAAAAAACCGGAAACGGATTTCCATAATCCCTCAAAAAATCCGCTTATTGGCTTAATCACATTAGTATTAAACCAATCTCCGGCTTTTGAGAAAATTTCTTTTATTTCTTTCCAATGATCCTTGACTACTACAGTTGCCGTTGCAACAGCGGCTACTATTCCTGCGGTAATCGCTGCCGGTGCTGCCGCTACCCCTAAAATAACCGCTCCGACTGCCGTAATCGTAACTCCGACAAGCATAAGTGCTTCATTAAGCCAACTGAATCCGTTCTTTAGCATGGTCACAAAGTTTGATATTGCAGTAAACGCGCCAATTGCAACAGATCCAATCCCGGTTATAGCTTTTGCTACCGGACTGATAAAAGAAAGTGCGCTCTCTGCCGCACCGCTACCGAATAAAGCTTTGACACCAGCTGAAACAGTTGCCCCAAGTGTAGCAAACGCCCCACCTATTTTTTTTGACAAAGCGGTAGACAATACTGCCGAGATTCCCTCATTTGCCGCAATTTCAACGCCAAGCCTTGATGCAAGTGAACCAGCTATTGCTTTTGAAATGGAAGTTCCGATTATATCAAGTGCGGTTTTTGCAAGATGCAATCCAAGGATTTTTTTGATTGTCAACGCACCGATGATAATTCCAACCGTCTTTACGTCTAAGTTGCTTAAAAACTCCTTTGCTCCGTTCCAAACATCCTTCCAAGAAATTTTCTTTAATGCCGTAGTAACTGCATCAAACGCCCCTTGCGCCCACGAATTAAGTGTTTGAGCCAATAATGCAAAGTCAAAGTTTTGGAAAAACTTGTTGATTCCGTCTGCGATTGAATTTCCAAATTGTTTCCAATTAAACGTTGTGCCGAATGAATCTAAACCATGAAGCACCGTGTTTAATGAATTTGCAATCAGTTTTCCGGTTTCTCCGAAAAGCGTTGTGCCTTTCTGACCCTCAAATAGCCCATTAAGGAATTTGGCTAGTCCCCTTCCAAAACCTTCGGCTTTTGCATACACTTTTTTCCATTTAATTTTTTTCATTGCGTTAATTAACGCACCGGAGATTGCCTTTCCAAGTCCTTCAAGGTCTTTGATGTTGCTTTTGAATTTCTTAAAGATGGTGTCTGTCTGAACCAATCCACCATCAGCACCGGTGCCGCCACCAGCACCTGAACCAGATCCAGAACCAGAACCTTTATTCCCAGAACCGGAAGTGTTGTCTTTACTCTGCTTTGAAATAACCTTTAATTCATCAAATGCACGCGTTGCCTGTTGGATTTCCTTTTTTGCTTTCTTGGCATTTTTTGCGATACCTCCTGTGTTTTTTCCTGCGTTTCCTGCGGCATTACTTAAATCGTCCATGCCGTCAGATGCGCTTCCAATATCGTCAGCAAGACCGCTGATTCCTGCCCCTTTGCTTGCTTCATACTTCCATCCGAAGATAGAACCTAAAGCATTTGTTACCATTTCCGCAAAAGAAATAACCTTTTGCAGAACTGCGTTAAGTACCTTGATAAATGGCTTAAATGCATTGATTAAACCACCACCAACAACCGCTCCAAGTGCTTTGAAGTTCTCTTTAAGCATGGTTATCTGGTTATGCCACGTATCTGCTGTACGTGCAAAGTCCCCGGTGATATTGGTTGTATGCGCAAGCACATACTGATAACGCAACATGGCTTTTTGAGCCTGTGTCATTGAGGAAACGTTTGCATCAAGTCCTTGCTTTAACGCCCATTCCTTTAATGTTGCCTGTGTCAAGTCGATACCATAACGCCGCATAGGTGCCGTAGTACCGGAAAATACAGATTGAAGACTCTTGGCAATATCTTCTTGACTCACATCATAGAATGAAGCCATATCTCCGGCTAATTCTGTCAACCGGATGGACATTTTTGCCATTTTTCCTTGTGGAATATCAAGGGCAGTTCCCATGGCTTGGAAACGGCTTGCAAACTGTTTCGCGGACAATTCGGACATACCAAATTTTTCAATTGATGTTTTTGCGAAATTGTTAATTAGGCTTTCATACTGCCCGAATGTCTGCCTTACAACGTTCTCAACCTCTGTCAAACTTGATGATATGTCAATGGCGTCTCCAAGTAGCCTAAATCCTCGAAATAAAGCCCAATACGTTGCATACACTTTTCCGATTGCAGACGCAAGGGAGAACGACTTCTTGGTAACCGCAGAAGCACTTGAACTAAATCCGCTAAATGAGCTTGTTATACTCTTTGCCGCTGTTCCTGCCGCTCCACCGGTACGTGATAATTTTGCCAATGCATTTGTCATGTCAATAATATTCCGGCTTACGCTAGGGGCTTTCGACAGTTCAGACATAAGCTGTCGCATTGCCGTGGCAAGTTTCGGGATATTTTCAATCGCTTTGGTGGAACTCTGGTAACCAAGCTGTTTGATTGCAGATGCAAGATCGGTCAGACCCTTAACAGATGCTGACATTCCAGAAATCCCTTTTAATGCATTGGAAATCTGACGCATAGAACCAGCCGCAGCATTAATCTGCTTGCTGTTAATAGAGCCTAATTTGCTTACGTTTCTTGCGACTGCGGAAAAAGTCCGTGTGTCAATTCCACGCATTGCCGTCATTGCCCCTGCAAGTCGGTTTACCCCTGTGGAAAGACTATTCAGATTCCCGGTACTAAGTCCAGAAAGCGCGGAAGATAATCTCCCAAGCCTTGTCACAAGCGCATCTATCTGACCGCTTGCCTGTTGTGCCTGTGCTTGGATTTTTATTTCAAGAGACTCTAATTCCATTTATCCACCAACTTCCTATAACTTTTTTAGGTTAGCGGCTATCTTCCACATTGATAGCCGGTTAAAAAGGCGGTAGGATTTGACCCCTACCGCCCTTGAATTACTTTTTCAGTTTTCCCTTTTTCAGAAGAGAAATCATTTTTGAATTTTCCTCTGATGTAAACTTAAAATTGGAAAATCCGTTCTTTTTTGCGATTTCCGCGCGATGTTCTTTTGACACATCATCTTCCCCAACCGCTTTTAATGCTTCAACGATTGATCCAGATTTTCCGGTATACATCGAATAATACTTGCTTGCATTTTTCTTTGCTCCACTTACAACGATTGCAGTGTGACCTTTTGTACGCGTCACAAGAATGTCCCCGTTGTAAAGTAGTTCTCCGATTCGGTAAGAACCAGCATCGGTAAACAAGCCGGATTTCAAAAGAATGATTCTTTCGTTTGCAGTATTGAAATCTCCTACATCCTTCCCGAATGCATGGATAATACAAGCGCGTACAAGAGAAGAACAATCGCATTCCGTCTTAACCTTTGCGCTAATGCCATGTTTAATGACTCCGTAGCGTTCCGATTGGTCATAGCCGATGTTTTTGTTGCCACACGCAATCTTCATAGCTTCAGCTAACTTCTCCGCAACCTTATTATCCTTTGCTCTTAACACATTCCATCCCTTAGAATGGTTATAAAACTTCTGCGTAGACACTTCCTGTCCGGTCTGGTCTCCGGCTTTTCCGCCAGAATAGCAGTTTCCGTGTTCATCATGCCTAGCACTTCCGATAATTACTGCCATAGCAATACCTCTTTTCTTAAACTATCTTTGGCTTTGGTAAATGTGATTTCCTTGATTCAGCCGCCCATGCTTCTTCTGCCTTAAGCATTTCTCGTATCTCCGCATCGGGATCGTCCGTATTATGCTTTTCGATGGAATCATAGCAAGTTTCTTTCACGTACTTACTATTGCCCTTGCCGAATGTCGCATCTATTGCGGTCACAAATGCTGACGTTGCATATCTGCCGAACCACATATACATTTCCATATCGCGTTGCTTCCATTCTGCCTTATATGCATCCACATAAGGCTTAAGCAACTCTGGATTCATCATATCTATATCATCAACGGAAAATCCGTAGCCTTTCGTTGCAATAAGGTAAAACGGACGGATTTCCGCAACGTAATATTCCCATGTTAATTCTTGGCTTTCGCTTTGGATGGGGTCTTTTTCTTCTCCTGCTCCTGCTCCTGCTCCTGCGCTTTCTCTATCGACTCCATCATCTGCGCTAAAAAACCGTTTGTCATCATTTCCTTCTGCATATCAGCGAATAAATCCATGCAGTTAATCTCGTTTGTATCAATCGCATCATAGAGAATGTCGGACACCTTCTCAAGCTGCTCATCGTAGCCTTTGTTTGTTTTGTAATCATATCCAAATTCTTCATTGTGATGCATCTGCAATCCCACAAGAAGCGTCTTAGGAAGTGTTTCAAGAAGAATATCTTCCATAGAAGAAATATCTTCCATGTCCTGTGTCTTCATAATATCCTGTAAGATATGTGATTTTAACGATGGTCTTGTTGCAAACTGAATTGTATATTCTTTTCCACCTAATTTAACTTTCATGTTTTACCTTGCCTTTCTGCCCTATATTGGCAAGGGGCAGTGTTGCCACCGCCCCATTGTTGCTTATCTTATTGCTTCAAGTTCTGCTATCGACCGTTCATCCTCGCCTACCGGTGCGGTCGATTGCTCGTCCGATAGGCTTTTTACCCCACCACTGTTACGGTGAATGTTCCATCGTTGTTATCAACGACTTTCAGCTTGTCGGTAACGAGTTCCGATGCCGTACTTGGGATAACGGTTGCGGTCATTTCAAGGATTTCATCTACACCGCCTACATCATTCGGTGTCGCGGTAACAGTTCCGGTGTATGCGTATTTTGCCACTCCACCGATTCCATCTGTACCGTACAGGTGGATAATGTCAACCTTTTTGTCTCCCAGCTTTTCGATGTTTTCCAGATATTCTTTTGCAAGGTTTCCGGTGATTTCCCGGGAATCCGCTGTCTTAATACCTTTCTCAAATGTCTGCTGTGGGTCTTCCATCGTGGTTGACTCAACCGTGTTTGGTGGAGATGCCGGAGATGGAATAGACTTTGCAGCAAGTAAAAGGTTGTAAGTCCCTGCAAAGTCGGCTTGTTCCGCTGTGTGCTCTTTAATAATCACACGCGACTTATAACTTGTTGATGCCATGATTTTCTGCTTCCTTTCTGCCTTGCGGCTATGCTAAATTTTCATACGCTCCAATAATTCGCGATACGCGAAAAGTTGCCGTGCGCACTTGCTTGGAAATCGTGAACACAGCATTTGAAACATCAAAATTTTTTGATTTAAAAAAGGACACTGCATACTCTGCAATGTCCTTAATCTTTTCCCTTCTTCCTTTATTTGTTATTGTAATTTGAAATGTTGGGCGAATTGCGTTAATAAAATAAGACTCTGTATCTCTCCCGGCTTCTGTAAATCCAATCTGTTGTATAAGAAGTGTTGGAAAAACAGGTGTTCCGTTTGATTCCTCGTCCTGCGTTACCTTGATTCCGATTTCTTTGCTTTCCATGTAAACTTTCAGCAATCGGTAAACGGTATCTTCAAAATCAAGTGCCCAACTATTTAACTCATTTTCCACCGAATACCTCCCTTGCAATCTTTACATACTGTTGAATAATCTGTTGTTCCGCATTATACATAGGCATTGTGGCTTTGATACCGTGGGTATAACGCCATGTTTCGGTCTTATCGTCCCAATAGTACCAACCATCTTCAAAAGCGTGTATTTGTCCCGGATACGTTCCGACACCGAATCCAAGTTCCGGTGCTTTCGGGTTCTCTGCGGAGTTATAAAAAATACCGGCTCCAAACTCTACCGCCAGCAAAGTATAGAACGGTTCTCTATCTTCTGACGTTACCACTTTTCCGGTTGCAATCAGAATCGCGTTCGAGGTCATTAACTGTGGTGCTTTATCTACCCTTACCGTTATCGTGTTCCCTAATGGAGATTCTGATATGTGTTGTATTGCCACCGTCTGACCTATCTGCGCAAGCCTAGAAACAAGTAAATCGCATTTAGCCTGTAAACTATCGCGGTACTGTTCTAATTCCTTTATGGCGGCTTGTATGGACTTAGTGGATAGTGTCATTGAAATAGTTTTCTTTGCCATGTGATTCTACCTACTTAATATTCTTCCGAAGAAGAAACAAATCCGTGGTCAGTCCTTCATCAGCAACGCCTTTTACGATGTAGTCTGCGGTTTCTGAATCCACTAATCCATCATCAGTGCGCTTGACTTCCGAACGTTTCCACACCACATCACCGGCTTTCAGTGGCAAATATCCTTTATCCGTGACAAGCTGACAGTATGATGTACTATCATCAATTCCAAATTCTTTCACAAGGGCTTCCGACAGCTTATTGCTGATATTGGCTTGGAATGTCGTAGGTTCTGAAAACCCTTCAACTTCCTCGCCTTTTGGAATCTTGTTGCCTTCGGAATCTAAATAAGGTACAAAGTTTCCATCGGAATCCTTGTACCCTTCATAGACAATATCTCCATTTTCGTCAGTTTGTGGGATGAATACCCTCTGACCGGATTGAGAATACTTCATTTCCTGCTTGTTAATGTCAAGCATTGGTGTTTTCCTCCGGGATTCCGGCAACACTTGTCAGAAGTGATAACACTCCGGCAAGGACTGATGCAGAAAGAACATATTTCCAATCCACCGCGCCCATAAATGCCGCCGTTCCAATTCCGGCAACCGCCGCCTGTGCAACAGTCTTGATTGCTCGGATTCCGGCTTTCTTAGTCCAATCCTTCCAATTCCTCATGGCTCTTATCTCCTTTCCCTATATGAATCTCTTCAATCTCATGTTTCATTTTCGTAACCATTCCATTTCCACCTAGCGCATGGTACGCATCATACATCTCACAGAAGTTTTGATAGGCATATGATGGTATTTCTCCGATTCTGGTGTACTTTGCATGGTATTCAATAAGTTGGACGCGCAAAAGGAGCATTGTTCCTTTACTGTTCGCATCCCTGCTTTTCTTTTGCTGTTTAAGAAGCCAAACTATATATCCAAGCACTATCGGAAGCACTACAAGATAAGTTTGAATCAAAATACTTTTCATTTGAATCTCCTTTTGACGCACTGCCCACCACCGCTTAATGTGCGCCGCCTGCAACCATAATGGTCACGCTCAATCTTCTTTATAAAACTTTAGCAAATGGAAATACCCCGACAAATAGCTTTTCTCTGTCTCTCCAAGCTCTGCTCACACCATTCTCGCTAAAACTTTCCATAAATTCTTCACCAGACTGTGAATGGTCATAGACAGCCAGATTGACAATGACACTTTGGTGTTTCTTTAAGTCTTCAGCTATCATTTCATCTGTGTAGCTGTCTGGATAATTTCTCTTTGCCTTTACATCTTCTGCAGCCTGTTTAATAAGCTGTTCGATTACCGGATTATCTTCTTTGTTATCGAACACTACCACATCAGATGTTGTTTCATCATCATTTGTGACTGTATCAATATGAAATTGTTTAAGTCTGATTTTAACTTGCTCTAATGTGGTGTATTCCATAATTTCAGCTCCTATAACCCTAATTTCTCAATTAACAGTTCTTTAAGTTCTGCTCCTGTAAGCTCCATTGCGTTCTCAATACCTTGTTCTAAGGCAAGTGTCTGCAAGTCCGCTGTTGACATACGCTTAATATCTGTCTTTGTGTAGTCGCTTGTAGGTTGAGCAGGGAACTTGTCCTGCTCTTCCTCATACTTAAGCTCATCTCCATAAACAGCTTCTTGTCTTACATTATCTGCTGTTACTTCTTCGCTCTGCTTTGCGGCGTTGATTTTATGTCGTCTTAATAACATATAAACACCTCTTACTTTCCAAACTTAGCAAGAACAACCTTTGAATCATTGCTTAAGACTGCTGTATAGTGTTCATCACCAGAGATAACAGTTGTCTTTGCAAGAATATCTCTGTCTGATTCAATCTCAACGCTTCTCTTCATATAGATTGTAAGTGCATTCTCTTCCTCTGATGCGCCATCTGCACCTGCGTCCTCGTTAGGGTCATCTGCTGACACGATAACAATAGGGCAAGCGTAGAACTCTGTTGTAACAGACTTTAACTTGCTACCTACCTTAATTTCTTTGCCCTTTGGCTTAAGCGTATGTGCAAGTGCTGTGTCAAGGTGAACATTCGTTGCATCCTCACTTGTTGTATCAGCTACAACATTGATTGTTCCTGTTGAATCATCAAGCTCATACTTAACCAGCTTAACTTTTTTAGACTTAACAACCTGCGCTCCTGCAATAGAACCGATAGTTCCATTCATAATTACATTAAGTGGGTACTTGTCATTGCTCTTGAAATCATCGTCATTAAGTAATGTTGCTTCCTGTGCTGGGTTAATGAATAATATCTTTGTAAGTGATGAATCAGATTCATCATCAAATTTGCTATTAGCCGCTACAACTGCTGAATAGCTGATAGGTGCTGCTGTTCCATCGTAATCAATAGGTGCTGTGCAAAGTGCGTCATAGCTGTCATTATCAACTTTTGCAGCGATTGACATAGCAATCTGATTGATAGCTGTACCAAGTGGGTCGCCATAACCAGATAATACTGATTCATCTGTAAGCTCTACAGCCTTACCTGCTTTCTTAACCTTTGCTTCTGTTGTAGATGTTGTAAGTACTGTTGTACCCATAGCAACACCTTCTGCTACATCTTCTGCGTCACCAATATAAGCATACTTTGGCACAACGATTGTGCTTCCCGGTCTGCCTACAAGTGTTGTATCAACTCTTGCAATAGGCGAAAACTTAATTTTCTTTGGTAACTTAGCTGATACCATATCAGCCATTACTTGTGGGTCTACTAAATTTTCTAACTTAGTCTGTGGCATAGTTTCTTTACCTCCGTTTTCTACTCTGTGAACTTTTTATAAAGTTCTGGATTCTTATTTTTGAACTCCACTCTTTCGTGGTAATTCATCTTGTTAAACTGTTCCTGTGTTATCGTGCTTTCTTCTCCACCGCCTGCATTAATAGCCGGTCTTGATTTAAGCCACTCTGCCTTTGCTTCTTTAACCTGTCTTTGCACTTCATTAGCAATTACAGTTGCTATAAGGCTATGGTCTGCATCTGTAACCGCCTCAATCAAAGAATCAATATCCTTTCCATCACCTATAACTTTCTGATAAGCATTGACAGCTTTCATATGATTAAGTTCTTTGCTCATGTTCTCGAACTTTTCAGCCTGCAATTTTTCAGCTTCCGCTTTTGCTTCCGCTTCCTGTTCTTCTGCTGTCTGCTTCGAGCGAAGTTCTTTCTTATACTTAGCTGCTTCTGAACTGGCTTTATCGGAAGCGTTCTTATACTTCTCTTTTTCAGCTCTTTCACTAGCGAGCTGTGCCATAAGTTCTTCTACGCTAGGTGTATGCTCTTCGTTCTGTGGTTCATTGTCAGTTGTTGGTTCTGTTGTTGCGTTAATTACATCTGCCATATTTTTTTTACCTCTGCTTTCTGCGTTTTTTGTTGTTCTCTCAACTTTCTTGCGATATTTGTATTGCCCTTTCTCTAGGGCATATAAAAAGCCACAAGGCATTTTCTACCTTGTGGCTCAATATCAATTATTTATCTGTTCTGCTCTTATCTATAACCGGACTATTTTCTGTCTGGTCTGATAAGTCTTGCATTGTGCGGTCTTTATTAGGTGGCTGTTCTCCATCTCCACCCTCCGCTTGGTTCTGCGTGCCTTTGTTGATTATACTGTCTTGATATGCCTTAACCATCTCTCCGCTTCTCGCTACAACATCGTTAGGGTCATCAAAGAATGGAATTGCATCAACTGTATCTTTAAGGCTAAATCCGTGGCTTATCAATGTTGCCATGGCATTAACCTTGGTTGACATTTCATAAGTTTTTTGTCGCTTAATGTTAGGCTTTACATCTCTTGCCCTTAATTTAAGTAATGGGTTACTTCTGCTAACATTGTTTGAAAACTTAATAGCCGCAAGAACAACTTTTATTTCTTCCATTTTGCAGCCATCAGTAATTAATTGCTGTTTTGCTGCCGCTGTCTCAGCCTGTGACCAACCTGTTGCGTCTGACATTGCAACTCCTGTACTACCACCACTGTTATCATTTCGTTGTGGTACATTGCATTTCTGCAAGATTATCTGCCGCCTTGATTGGATATTATTAAGCATACCTGTGTAATCGTAATTAATTGCAAGTGGCTCAACTATTGGAGTTTTGCCATCTGCTGATGTGTAGGTCTGCATCCATTCTCCAGATTTTGGTTTCCTTACTTTTTCAGTAATGCGTTGCGTTCCATCTTTATCAACTGTTGTTTCTTGTTCAACTGGGAAATCAACATCATTTGTATGCCATACTGCCTGTGTATTCTGTTCGACATCATTTGTAAAATCTGAAATGAGTAGGTTTAAGTTATCCATTTCAGATATTTGCCGTTCAAAACAGCCCATTCTATCAAATGACCTTGTGTATTCAATGATAGGAATTTTATGCAGTGGGTTTTCTTCTCCGCTTCTCTCCAAAAACCCCCATTTTGTTTTCCCTTTATTTTTTCCGTTAGTGATTTTTATTCCGTCGGTAATTTCATATCTCGTATCTTTGGTAAAACAAGTGTAATACCTGGTACCGCTGTGTTTATCTTTTATATATGTCCCAGCAAGAACAACTCTCTTGTCGCTGTAGGCGGTTGACCTTACAACAAATGTTGTTCTTGGGTCTAATACATTATATGTGAAATAGCTTTCCCCATCCTCGTATTCTGTATTTACATCAATGAGGACATATCCAACACCACCGATTTCAACATATCTTGCAAGTTTCTGCTGCTTCTGTCTTGCGTTCTGTGATTCGTAGCAACTGTTTAATTCCGCTATGGCTTTTGTAAGGTTAGAATCCTCATTGTCGCCATTTTGAACTAACGTTATAGGATTTCCCCACTTAAAACCTAAATTAAACTCCGTGACTTCATTAGCCACATTATCACAACACTTACAGTCAATGTCTGGTCTGTAAGTCTTTGGATTCTTCCTAACTATTGGCTGTATTCCTGCGTCATAATCAAGAAGAAACTGTATTCTATTAGAATTGATATCATGTTCCAAAATTGCTTCACGCAAAATTGGTATTATATTGTCAGACGTTATTTCTTTTGCGCCTGTATATATGACAATTCTTCCTGCCTGCATTGCCTACACCTCTAATAAAATCTCATGCCGTTCGAACTTCTTCTGTCCGGTATTTCCTTAATCTGAAAATCGTCATCATTGTTAGGTACATACCAAATCCACTTGCGACAGTGCTTACAGGACAGTTTATGCGTTCGTGGGTCTTTGCTGTCTGCTTTAGTTAAAAACTTATGACAGTTCGGGCACATGATTGATTTATCTTTATTCATATAAAAATTCATATTTTTACCTCGTTGCATAACAAAAAGCACCGCCACAATTAAGCAACGGTGCTTTTGATGAAGAATGTGTTTATGAAAAACATCTTTGTAACTTCTTACAAATACAGTATATCATTGGAGCAATATGACATTCTATGACATCTTTAAATACGTGTTACCATATTTTTCTTCAAATGCTTTAAGAGCCTTTCCGTGAAGTCTGATAATTTGCCTCCATGAGTATTTCATTTCTGTAGCGATGACTTCAAAAGTTTTCTTTTCGATATATCTTGAAAACAAAATATTATAGCAATCTTCATTCTCTATGCCGTCTATTTGCCCTATAATCAAGTCTTTTTTTTCAATGTATTCATCTATCATGTTATCAAGATTATGCTCCATTTCGTCAATTTTGGCGTATGTAGAGCCTATTTTATCTGGGTCAGATGACGACATTACTCTTTCTTCATTTTTTACCGCCGATATGCTGTGGGAAAGTTCTCTAAGCTGTGATATCTCTGACAGCTTATTATTTATCATTCTATTGAGTCTGCTTATTTGGTTCAAATAATCCTTGGTTGTCATACAAACCCTCCTCTTATATCGGACTTGATATTATTACTGTCTTCTTTATCCTGTTTCCTTTTGTAATTCTTAACGCAAAGTTTGAGAAAACATCCGGCACATCATCTAATTGTTTCTTGCCCGATACCGAATATTGCTTTAATAATGACATCATCACTCCATATGGCTCATTAGGCTTATAAAGTGATTGATCTTTGAAAATAATATGTTGTAAAATCCAGTTAGAACACTGAAAAATACGTGCTTCCTTATTTGTCTCTGTCGGTACATCAGTGATGTTGCATATCCATCCTTTATTTTCAACTCGCTTATTAACTTCCATAGCCACTCTGTCACCACCGGCATTACGTTCAAACTCACACTCTTGTACCTGATTGTTGACCAATATGTTTGACGCATTTTCATACTGCATTTCATAGTCTGCCGTATTATCGCACACGCAATCAACGCAGTAATAGTCGTCCCCATATTTTTGAAGCACAGGCATAACAAAATAGTCTGTTCCCTTGCCTTTAGTATCACATTGAGCTGTAACAATTTCTGGTTCTCCGTGTGGCAGATTGAGGTATCTGCGGATTTTATCATCCGGGAATAGTAATCCCTCACGTTCAATAGGCTCCTGTTTATACAAACATCGGTAAGAGATTTCGTCCATGAGTAATTGTTGGTCGGCAAAAAACTCTTTCGTAAAACCGCCATACTCATAATCAAAATTACTTTCCCCTGTCACTGGGTCTACATCAGGAACCGATATTGTTTTGACTCTCGGATCTCCAATATACATATTTTGAATACGTCCGATAACATCATGTACGCTCCAACGAGTGGCAATATGTATCTCTTTACACGGCTTTCCGTCTGTATCTTGTGTCTTACGCTGTCTTGCGTCTACTGCGTATTTATTCCATAATTTATCAAGTATTGTAGGATTTAAGGCTTCCTCAATTCCACCTATCATATCATCAACTAGCAAAAATTTACTTGCGCGGACTTTACCAGCATTCTTACTTCCTACAGAAGTACACTGTACAGACGGAAAAGGTTTGTATTTGCCAATATTAAATTGCTCCATTTTGGCATTCGTGCTTGTAACTGATAGATTAGGGAAAATGTCATGCCATGCATAATCATCATCATTGGTAACAATGTCGTATACCCCATCATAGTACATTCGTGTAATATCGCCACTGTGCGAATAAAATAGGCTGTAGTCTTTTGGAAACCAACCAGCAACTGCCGAATGAAAAAATTTCTCAATCGTACTCTTTCCAGCTCCTGGCACTAGACTCACACACAATATGTCGTATTTATCATCAATCATGCCTTGTAATGCGTCCACAAGTCCGATTTTGATTAGTTGTTTCCTACGTGGCATATAAAATCGGTCTTTAGGCTCACGCTTTTTCTCTATGTACTGAAAATAGCTGTCAACTATTTTGTTTTGGGCTTCGAGTAACAAAATCTCATATTTTTTGTTTATCAGATCATATGCGGTTTTGTGGTCGAATGCGTATTTTTCCAAATCCCAAATCGTACCGCCTGTTTTATCCTTGCAGAAACGCTCTATAATGTCTTTTGCCCTTTCTGTAAGTTGTAATCCATACTCAATATCTTTCTCTCCGTTTATGGCTACGCTACAAGCATCTACATAGGCATTAATTACCTGTTCATCTATTCCGTTTTTCTTTATGTAATTTTCATATCCATTTACTGCATTGATTAACTGCTTTGAAGCCAAATAAAAAGCACCTCCGCAAAAGCAGAAGTGCCTTGACCTCTGCCTATAACTGTTTTAGGTTAGCGACTACAATCAATCTGTAGCCGGTAATATGCGTAGTCAGTAGTAAAAGCTATTCTTAGCACACCAATATTGTACGCACCTCTTAGTGTTTTGGAAATTATTTAAAGACTATTTTCTTCGTCTGAATTGTTATTTATTTTATATCCGCAATGCTTTCTACAAAGCAGTTGTAGTAGATATATCTCTTGCCATTGAGGTCAAACTTAACATATCCACCATCGTCTGTGCTAAGGTCAATCTTGCCTTTATATGTTGCAAGTTCTTTACCATCTGCCGTGTATACAGTAATGGTTCTTTGCATGCCACCGTTTGCATCGCTTTTCATGTCTACCACAAATCTGTCCCACGATGCGCATCCGGTCATTCCTAAGCACAATGTCAATCCTAATGCAATTGCTAAAATTTTCTTCTTCATAATAATTCCTTTCCGCTGATAATCAGCAACTAAACATTTACTAATTTATCTACATACCTTGTCATTTCAATTGTTGTCCCATTTTCATCTCTTGTACTAACACAAACACATTTGTCATCATGGCTTATCACATTTGCAAGTCTAATTTCTGTTTCATCATCTTTAAAATTGTAGCATTTTCGCATTTCTTCAATACAATTGTTCATTTCTGATATTTTCATAACTTTTCTCCTTAAAATTTTGGAAAATAATAATTATGCCATCCGTTTTTCATCTTTTGTTCTATACACCAAGGCAAATACTCATCAACCTTTCTATCAAAATCCATATTTGCACTGTATTGATCCCAAGCCTTTTGATTTAGTTTAAGTCTTTGTCCTGTTATTATATAGTCAATTAGAAGATATACACCCAAGAACAAAAATGCGGCTCCTGTTATCGCAAACAATACCATTATTTTCATTTTCAAACACTCCTAACAATTTATTTTAATGCCCTCTGTTAATACGGCGGTTCTATCCTCATTCAGAATCATGTTTCCGTTTTCATCCGTTTTATGCCATCGTGCATCAATTTTAATCATTGGACTTTGCTTTGCATGAGCGATAAAATACAACTCCATGTCCGTGCAGCTTACTTTTTTGCCGTCAATAAACACTTGTGCGGTTTTGCCATCGGATTTTATCATAATTTTTTCTTCTTCCGGCTCAAATGGTTCGCATTTATACATAGATTTCCAAGAATCTTCATACCACCTATCCATCTCTCCAATAACGGAATTTGCATAATATGTCGGCTTGCTCATAGTTTTTGTTCGGCTACATAAAACTTCTTTATAATTCTCGATAATAAACTCACATTCAGCGCCGTTATATTTATAATCTTTATAAAACCGATAAAAAGATTTCAAATTTTTGATAAAATCAACTAGTGTTTTCATTTCCAATGCACCTTGAACCCTTTCTTCTTATACTCCCCTACGGCTTTTTTAAGTCTCATATCGTCCTCATATTTTTCATTCAGCATAATCACCACATTACCTTTTTCAATGCCGTATATGTTGCAATTTGCAAGTTTCTTAGCCGTTCCAAGGATAGCCTTTGCCTGTTTGCGGCTCATTTCATAGGTTTTTGTTCCCATATTAACAGTCATTTCTCATAAACCTCTCAAAATCTTTCCTGCACTTAGGGCATAAATCATACGTACGACCAAACGGAAATAATATGTTTGAATGAATCTCTTTGATTTCTCCCCTTACGTTGCCATCTTCAAAAATTGGACTTGAAGTAAAATAATCACCAATCGGCATAAATTCAAATTCACTTATTGGTTTTACTTTTATTTCTGCACCGCACCTGTCGCAAGTGCGCAATTCTTTTTGATGTTTCATAAAATCCCTCACTTATCACATTCGATTCCCGGAATGAATGTTCTTTTACCCATACAAGCATCTTCAAAAGTCGTAGTTTCTATTGAACATCCGCAACTAACCGGGTCTAATGGACAATTTTCATGATTAATACATGTGCATAAAATTTCTTTTTCCTGCTTCATCATTCCACCACCTTTCAAACCAATCCGTACATATATAGAATATCAAGTGGTGTTATTCTATCTCGCTTAAAAGAATTTCTGACAATATAATTTGCCAACTCCCCATCTTCCCATCCGTCCGTACTTGTCATAGAATCATAAATCCGCTTATATTTTCCGGTCAGTTTGTCAAATTCAAACCATCCCAAGTCAAGTGTTACTCCGTAATCATAAAATCCCTTGTCACACCACTTTCTTACATAATACATTAACTGCTTGTACGAAAATCCAAGCCTTTCAAAAATATTTCCAATAGTTCTTATGCTCAATTCTCGATTGCTTGAATGCAATTTTCTTTTCTGTTCATTCACGCAAGCTCTAAAAAATATTTCTTCTAATGGTTTCACTTTTATGCCTCGTACATTTTCTTGATAATTTTCATAAAATCGTTTTTGTCAATAACTTCTGTGTCTGGATGTATTTCATGCAAAATGTTCTCTGTCGCATAATCTGCCTTGTCATATGCTGCAAACGGAAGTTTTGAATAGTCAAGGTCAATGATAAGGCATGAGCACCACTTGTATGGCAAGCAATTGCTTAAAAACAAAGGCGCGCATATCAAAGTGAATTTATCGGTTTCAAATTCCATATACTCACTTTTTCTCTTATATGAAACGTTCATTCCCTTAAAAATATTTTCAAGTAACTGCTCAAATTGAAACGCCTCTTTTATGTGAATCGAAGTATATGTGTATATCGGTTTAGTCACTATTCCACCAACTTTCTGCCGCAGATAGGGCAAAAATTAATTTTTACGGCTCCTGCAACCTCTTTTCCATCGCTATTGTCGAAAATCATGTTATTTTCAGCTCCAAAAAGGACTAAATTTCCTTTACAATCAATGATTTTCTTTTTACCATCGCAAAATTCACACATATTATACCAACTTTCTACCGCACATAGGGCAATAATTGATTTTTATATATCCAAGACAACCGCTGTCTCCTGTGTCGATTAACACACCAAATCCATTTTCGTCTTTGAAAATAAAGTCTCCACCAGCGTATCTTTTTTCATAATATTCATCATTATCCATTGCTATGTTTTCGCAAAAATCACACATATTACACCTCAATCATAGCAAAAATCGGAATCCTCGTGAGATTCCGCGTCTTTTGTTTGATATAAATATTCCACAATGTTTTTATCATACTCACACCCCATTTTGCGTAAATATCAACCATCGAATAGCGACACAGGGAATCGAACCCTGTCAGATCAAACCATGCCAACCGCTTTCAAATCTGCAATTTCTAATCACGGAGGGGTTTTCTGTTACCAATTATGCCGCTACCATCCATAAGTCTCCCATCGACCGGAACTATTGCAGTAGCACCCGACTAAGTGGAGATAAGGATAAACGCAGATATTCGGACTCGAACCGAAACACCGTTTCCGGCTACTGACTGTTTAGCAAACAGTTTCCTTACCAGTTAGGATTATATCTGCACGTGCCGGGCATGGAAGTTCCCTACCCGAACCATTCCTTGCGTTTCAGAATGGCACGGTGCTACTAACACCGCTCAATGGCTTGTGGCGGTATCGAGCCGCCCTATACAGATTTTCAGTCTGTCGCTAATCCATCTCAGCTAACAAGCCATGTCGTGCAGTTTCCGTTTTTCCTTGCTCCACACTACACTAAGTGCAAGGTTCTTTTAGTCAGCGGTTACCGCCATCTTTTGAATGACAACCGCTCAATCCAGTTACCTGTGCTAAGTTTAACCGGTATATTGATTAGCACCTGCATTTCTGTAATAAACACACTAGGGGTGTACTGGCAACATCACCTGTGGGGATTGCAGGAATCGAACCCGCGACAACCCGGATATAAGCCGTGTCTTTTGCCACTGAATTAAATCCCCATAACCGCCATCAGACGGTTAGCAATAATGTTTATCGTGCTATGCCTTGCACTATCCGGTTTACAGCATTTCACCGGCAACTCAATGTTACCATGCAAGCCTATTTCCATGGTTCTACTCCGAATTAAATTATTGCAGAGCAATAGACAAGCATCGTATTTCAGCCAAAACATAGACCGCTTGGCGATAGCCCATCATTTCCAAATGACCATAATATTCATTGCAAAAATCGCGTATGAAAGCAAATACCCCATTGCGTTTGAATTGTCTTTTTGTTTTACCTGTCCTCTCATAAGTCCCAGCATTACGAGGGCATCTGTCGCTGTTGCGATTATCTTTAAAATCATATCAATATCCCCCATCCTCGAAGCTGTGTTCCTGTTTGAACCGTTCCATTTCATTCACGCTCATGCCGAAAAGTCCGGCAGATTCATCAGAATTCGTATGTTTGAAGTATTCGCCCTGTTGCGGAAACATGAACCGGAACATGGCATAATTTGCAACGTCGCACAGATATTCAAGATTCCCGGTCTCTTCAAACTTGGAAAGATTCATTTTCAAACTTTCGATTGCATCCACATTTCCGGTAGAAAAGTTCATTCTTGCCGGTCCGTATTTGTAATACGACTGTTCAATCAATCCTTTGCGTTTTTCATCAAAGGTTTCGGAATACTCGGTTTTCATCAACTCATTGCTGCAGCTTGCCATTACACATCGCCCTCCGCCCTGTGGTTTGCTCTTTCAATGTCAAACCCTTCCGGATAACGTGCCTTAAGTTTGTCTACGTTCATTTGCATGATTTCATCAAGGCTCCAGCCGAAGGATTCGCAAAGCATTGCAAGATACCAGCAAATATCGCCTGCTTCTTTCTTTGCGTGGTCAATATTAAGCTGTTTCTCATGGAAAATCCATTTTTTGATTATGTCGTTAAATTCTCCAACCTCGCTAGATAACCCCAAACAAGAATTGAAGATGCCGCCAAGGTCATAATCTTGCAACGCAGATGCGATATTGTTCTTTTTGCAAAATTTAAGCAAATCGAGTTTATCCGAAATTCTTTCTGTCGCCTTGTGGTTTTTCGTCCGCATGGCTAATTTCTGGTACTCATTTCCGGTCATATGTCATTCTCCTGTCCGAAACACTTTTTTGTTTTTAAAAAATTTTTGGAAATTTAGTTGCGATTCGCAACGTGAAAGTGAATTGTTATAAATTTATTATAGCCTATTTACGATGAAAGTCAATGGGTGTTGTAAGTGGCTTTTTATTTTTTGAGGTATTTAAGGGACTTAGTAGCCGCCCTGTGGTCTTTCTGTCAGACCCCCTCCCCATCCTTTTCTTGCAAACATGGAAATCTAAAATATTTTCCATTTCGTTTTGTTGTCATTGTGTGAAAATCAAATTGTTTTAATACAATTCATGTTATACCCTTGTAACTATTCGCAAAACCTAACTTTTCCGAATAGTTCACGAATAGTTAAAACGCTACAACCCTTGATATTACTGCATTTGTGAATTGTAGAATAATCACAAACAATTTAAACCGTATTATTTACCGCTGCATCTGTGAATTGTGTATCAATTGCGTGCAATTCTTGGCTCTTTTTCTCGTCCAGTCTTGGCAGCTCCTGCGCTGTGATTGCCCTTCTTTGGGTGGCATTATCTCCAATGCCTGGCTGATTCATGCCAAATTCGTTATTTCCCACGAACATAGTGCCTACAGGGCTGTTGGAATCATACGCACGATCTAGGATGCAATCCTTACGAGATCGCTGTAATTTTTGCCACATCTTGAAAGCCAACGAACTTGGTTCTTCTGTACTCCATATATCCATTGTGTTGGTTGGTATATTACAAAAATAACTGAATGCTACTGTACTTACCAACTTGCTATACACATTGGAGAGATATATATAATAATCACAAAGCTTATATAATACCTCTCTGTCATATCTGTTACAATTAGTCGGTATAGTTGCATTACCAAGAGGTTTCAAGCTCTTGTCTTTTAGTACCGATGTATCAGGGAATAGATGCATACCAACATACTGCATAACAGCTTTCCATTGTCTCTGTCCAGCTTTTAGTAAATCTTCGATGTGAAATTCTATACAAGCGTTGTCTATTAAATCCTGTACAGTTGATGTGTATATCTGTACTGTACCTAGATCCACTATAAGGCTTGTAAGATCTACACTCTCTACATCCTGCATATATTCACACCTCCAATCTGTTAATCTCTCTGCTTTTGGTATACACTATTTCCGGGTTTAAAGTCAAGCCTTTATTTTTTACGGTGGTATTATATACTTACGCCGCGCGCGTATGCGGATATACACTTACTATAAACCTACAGGCTTTAGATACAGTGTATTATTATTAATTTAAAAGATTAAGAAAAAGATAGAGAAAGAGAAACATAGTTCTGAAAAAGCGACGTCAGACGATTGTGTCGCCTTATGTCATACGATTGTCAGACGATTTTTTGTAAAAACTGATACTATTCTATCATTTTTTGACTTATCAAAGACCTAATGAGCCTAGCCTTGTTTATAAAAAATTAAGAAAAATTTTATAGTTTGTTTACGGTTTTTGGAGATTTTGTAAGATATTCCCGGACGCGTTGTTTATTTTGGACATGGCAAAAAGAAAAGGCAGCCGGAAAAGCTGCCCTTTGTTTGAAAATATTCAATTACGTTCTTATTGCTTCTGAACCAGCTCGTAAACCAATGCGTCAATACGTTTTTCCATTTCGTCAAACTCGCAAGTCTCATTTTCCTGAAACGCTGGCATTAACATATAATTTTCGAATTCTTTCGCTGTATCGTTCCATTCTCCACCGGTTGCAAAAGATAAATCCCCATTCTTCAATATTGCCAAGCTATCAACATTCATCTGCGATTCAACCAATTTTCTAACATATACGGAAATCGGCTCACCGCTTGGCAACTTATAATTATCTCCTGTAAATTGCCACTGACTTCTAATTTTTATAATCTTTTTAAAATCATTTCTTTTCATGTTTGTTTCCTTTCATATGCTCTTGTTGACTCCACAATCCAACTGTGCTATTATACTTTTGCGGCGCACTTAAACCGCAACATGAGATGTTTTGAAATACTCACTTTATGAGGTATTTCGCGTCGCAGGAGGGGGATTTATTCCCCCTTATTTTTTGTGAATTTCTTGTATTCTTCAAAATCTTTCATAATCGCGTTTACAATCATCTCTGCGACGTCGCTTTTGTCGTAATAATCCCCGGACTTGTCACTGTATCTATTTCTGTCAAACGTTTCAGCTTCCACGATATACTCATATTCGCCACCCGAATAATCGTGCGGAATCAATTTCAGATCCGCTCCGAGGTACTCGCGTCTCTTTGCTTCCACATTGTTTTCCGTCCAATCCATGAGCACGATATAATGTGGCCCCCATATTTTGTGATTGTCTACTCCACCCATAAAGATATTTACATTTTTTGTGATTTCTTCTCTGCTTAAATCTTTGCTAATTTCCATGGTTGTTCCCTCCTTGGCTTTCGCCTTTGCTCTATTCCTTTGATCTGTCTATACTATAACACACATATATCACTTTTACAAGTGATATTTTATTTTTTTTGCAATTTCTTTTTCAGTTCCAAATCTTCCGGACTCTCTACATATATAAAGATGTCTTTCGGCTGCATATCCAAAAGCAGACAAAGATTATTAATGCTCTTTGCATTTATATTTGTGTCCTCACGTTTTATTTTTTTGAGCGTTTCTTGACTTAACAATCCGCTTGTTTTAGCCATGTAGGAGTTAAAGCCGATGCGCTCCAACGCGTCCCCTACATCAAATCTGTATTTTAGCATTGCGTACCTTCCTTTCTATATAGATTTTCTTAAATCAATCATACTTTTCCTATCTGGAAAAGTCAAGAAAAATATTTCTAAAAAAAGTGATATTTACTATTGACTGTCACTAAATTTAGTGATATGATACAAGTATCAAATGAAGCACAGAAAGCGAGGAAAATAAAATGTCTGAATACTATATAAGTTATAACGATTATTTTGGTTTTTGCGTGATTGAGAAAATTAAGGGGACAGGAAAAATTGTTTTTGCCGGAAGCATCGAGGATTGTAACCGGAAATGCATTGAATTAAATAGTCAGCAATAGCCGAAACGCTCCGATCTGGAGCGTCAGCCGCGGGATGGTCTCCCGGCTCTGATGATGGCAGACCAGAAAGGGAAAATATGAAAACGTTAAAATTTGAAAACAACAAAATTTATAGCACTTCTACACTTTGTGAAAAAACTGATATTTTTGAAATCGTTGAGAAAATCCCTGTTCGCTTTTTTGTCTGGAATATCGGCGAAAACATGGGAACGCATGAATATATTCCGGTTTGCGAAGATTTACACCCGGAAGACAAAGACAATTACGAGATCAACACGGCAACACTTAAAGCCGTAAAAGTTACACCGGACGAATGGAAAAAACTTGATAAAGCGGCATCATGGGGAGTTGGAAACCTTAAGCAAGCAGAAAAAGCATTAAAAAGTAAGCGCAAAGGCTATACAGCAGACAGAAAAAGAGCCGCCGCAAAACTCACAATTGAAATTTTCCGCAGAATTTGCGAATAGTCGAAACCGCCACCAGGCGGTCTGCAGGAACTGCCCCACCTGCACTGATGAGACAGGGCACACAATGAAAGGATGGTTGATTTTATGGCTACAGTTAAATTACAAGGAATTTATGAAAGAAGAAACGCTATCCCGGCGGCAGAACTCAAGCCGGGCATGGTTACAGTTTGGAATTTTGGATACACCGAGACGGTAAAAAGCGTTGAGCCTACCAAGAGCGGAAAAAGCGTCAGATGCGTTATTATTTCCGACGAAAGTGGAAAAGAATACACGCGAACAATGCGAAACGATAGACTTGTAGCAATCGCATAGGCAAGGGCGGCTTTTCCGGGGTTCGATTCCCCGGCTTGCCATTACTCAAAAATGAGCAAATAAAAGGAAAGAGGTATAAGAAATGGAAGAAAGATATATTTTGCACACGGGAAAAGGTGTGCAGATCGTAACAGAATCGCAAGCAATTAACAACGCGCTAGATCAAGAAAAAAGTGGCGTTATTCCGCGTTACTCATTCCTGGATTATAAAACCGGGGAAAAACTTACACCGCCCGGATGGCTCGTGTGGTCAACTTTTGCGGACGGTTGCGGCGTTGTGTACCGCAGATCTGACGGAAAAATGATTATAACAACAGGATTCCAAGGGGATTTTGTTGTAATTTAAGGCGGTACTCTTCCGCCCTATTTCGCGTGTTTGGTGCATCCGTTCCGGTTCGATTCCGGGAGCGCGGACTACATGGAAATCGGTTTCCATGCGCAAATTGACAAATAAACGTAACACAAGGAGGTGGCAAAAATGGCAAAATATGAGTATATCGGAAAAAGGGAAATCATGCGCCGGGTGTCTGCCCTTGGTTATCTGGAAATATCCGGCAAAACGTGCGGCTACTCGAAGTTTGAGGGCGTGGAATGGGTGGAGTCTGCAAAAATCAAAATAACCGCGCAGCGTGGCGGTGACTGGTTACAGATCACGCAAAGGACGGAAAACATAACACACACTTACAGCCGGTACGATGGGAAAAACTATCTTGACAAGTGGTAAAATGTGGTCTATGCTAGACTGTAACTATAGCCGGGCAGGCGTCTTCTGGCGTTTGCCTGTGATCGGCAATATCATCAAATATCATCAATGAATTATCTATATATGGCATAACATATAGTGTATTTGTGCTGTTTGCGGGATATCGCAGATAATTGCACGTTCGTTACACGTTTTTGAGAATCCGTGAAAATGGAATCTTGACCCCAAAAACGCTACCCCAGGGGGGTACAAAAAAATTACGAAATATTTTTTGGGGCGCTGGAAAAATTTTCTTTCATCAAAAACCCGCCAGTTAGGCGGGTTTTCTTATTTCTTCTCTTTCATTACAATTTCTAAATCAAGCCCCAATGCATCCGCAATCTGCCGCATTTCCTTTTCTGAAAAGTTGTCACGTTTCATTTTTTGCGAAAGATTTTGTGAGCTGGTGTCAATAAGTCTTGCTAGATCGGTCACTCTTAATTCCTTTTCAATAAGCGTATGTTTTACGATTTTTGCAAACAATGTACCGCCTCCTCTCTCTTGACGTGTTTCAATAATATCATAAATAAATTTATTATTCAATTATTTAATTACAAACAATACTTGACAATCACAAAATAAACCGTATAATGTAATTAAAGAGTTACAACAGTAATTGATAAGTTACAGAAAGGGGCACAAATATGGCACAAATAGAACAAACCATCACTACTTTAGAGATTGCAGAAATGATGGAAATGCGTCACGACAGAGTTTTAAGAAAATTGGAAGGACAGGATGTAAAGGGAAAACATACTGAAGGAATCATTGAAATTTTGACTCACCACAATTTAGGTGCGAGTGATTATTTCATTCCATCTACCTACAAAGATGAATCCGGAAAAGAAAACAAGTGCTACAAAGTAACCAAGTTAGGATGTGATTTTCTTGCGAACAAATTCAACGGAGAAAAAGGCATCGTATTTACTGCCCGATACGTGAAACGTTTTACCGACATGGAGAAAGCCATAAAGAAACCACAGGCGGCATTGCCGAAAAATGATGACCCATTTGCAGATTGTTACATTGCAAAACAGCAATTGGACGCATCACGCGGAGCGTGGTTCAGAAAAAATAATTGGAAATTAAAAATTATCATGGAACAGTTTGGGTGGACGAGAAAATTTTTATATCACAAGATTCTCGTGGAGCTATCTGACATTTACGACTTAGAACTTGAAGAAAAGTTCTACGTGCAGAGGTTTGGCTATAGGCCAGAGTACAAATTGGATTTGTTGGATGGCAGTAAAAGCCTTGCCAGACTTGCGACAGGATATATCAACTATTTATTAACAAAAGAAGGAGACTACTAAAATGGATGAATTTATCAAAATTGTATGTTCAAGTCAGCTTGACAATGAAACCGGAAATGCCTTTGTTGAATACTTTTCTCCCTTAACAGAGAAACTAAAAGGGTTATTAAGTGAAAATTTATATTCAGAGTTCGAGGAACTGCTTTTTAGTTGCTGTGCAAAGAATAATGATTTTTACATGACGGAAGGCGCGAAACTCGCTATAGAAATAATGAAAGGTTCTTACATTCCGAAAGTCTGACACAATTCCGGCGGCGATTCAAACCGCCGGATTTATTTTTGCCCTAGCGCAACGATGTTTTCTTTCGTAAAAATCAAAGACCGCGCCGCATAATCACTTTTACCCAGCTCTTCTATCAGCTTTTCCCTAGTCATTTCCGGATTCGTCCGGTGCACGTACTGTAAGAGTTCTGAAATTTTATCCATTATGCAACAACCTCCATAAGTTCAATCAATAGTCTGTCCGCTATTTCAAACACTTCTCTTCCGTATGTAGCCAAGAAGTCTGCTACAATTTCCTCTGTATCAATATCCATGTATACATTATACGAAAGACAGAACGCATGACATAATTCGTGGCATAACACACGGTCAAGGAATTTTCCGCGCAAATCATCCGCAAGATATATCGTTTTCGTGTCCCTGTCGGTCATGCCTACCGTTCTGCTTCCGTCACTTCTCTGTAGCATATCGCTATAACGTGATACTTTGACCAAATTCCACATTTCATTGTTTATCGTGAACAATTTACCACCTCGCAAACAAAGAGGGCAAAATGCCCTCTCTATTACATTTTCGTGACAAGCGTAGTCAGCTTTGTCTTGGTTAACTGTTTCTCTTCCGGGGACATACCGGAAAACAGTTCGGTCACATCTTCAGAAAGAGATTTCATGTACTTTTCGAGTTCTTTCATCTTTGCGTCCTTATCTTCCGGTGAATTTCCGTTATGCATTTCCTTTGTCTCCATGTAACTTCTCCGGCTCATACCGGCTCTGCCCTCTCTTGCATCGTGAGTACCGGTACTCATGCCGTTATTTCCGCTCATAGGATCTGAATAATACATCTTCCCCATACTCATTCGGTCAAGGTCTCTCATTCGGTCGTATTCCGGCATTCTCTCCCATTCGTGGTAATCTTCCGGCATCTGATGGTAATATGGCGGTTCTGCATATCCTCTGCGTGTTCCGCGCCCTTTCGGTGCAAATCTGCCATTTGAGTACCGGTACTCATTGTAGTATCTTCTTCCCGGATAATCTCCAAATTCTTCCATCATGCGCATGATTTCTTCGTCTTCAGACTTTTTCATCGCTTCAACAATGTTATAGTCTTTGTCAAAGCATACGATGTTCTTTGCAATCTCCGTCCAATCCTTGAGATCATCAAGGTTTTGTCCCTCAAAATTCTCAATTCCAATGCCGTCAACGTGGGCTTTCACGCAATCCATAATCTGTTTCGCAAATT